CAAAGCATCCTTGGTGAATTGCGTAACCCTCATTCTCACAACTGACGATTGACCATCGGCGACGGGTTGGGCGGCGCAGCGGCCAAGGCAGTAAGCACCGTCGCCATCTGCGCCGGCGTCAAGCCGCCACCCTTGCCCTTGTTAACCTGTAGCAAGACGTCATTGGTGAAACGCGTGTTTGACGGCGAACCCGCCACTAGGCCAGCCGGCGCCGCCTCGATCGTCTTGTCATGTTTGGTAGCGTCGCTCCCCAGCGCAGTCGCCATCGCCGTGAGTTCGGTTGCGCGGTTAGCGTTGGCGAAATGGATCTGGCATTCAAGGGCGACAGCAGTTTGAAAATCGGAAACGAGGTAAGTCAAGCTTGCCTCCTTTGAAACAGCCCGCTCAGGTCGAGCGCGCTCATCTTCGGGGCGCCGCCGCTGCGCGGGTTGGCCGGATCAGCGTTCGGCCGGTAGATTTGAGTGAAGGGCGCGCCGTAACCCAGATTGACCTTCCTCGGATCGATCCCCTTGGGGCGCGAAGGCGGCAGCGGCGCATCTGCTAGCGGGCCAGGATAGGCGGACGCAGGCGTGGGCGTGACTGGCCTTGAGGGCATGGCGGCTACTGGAGACGCAGGCGTGGGCGTGACTGGCCTTGAGGGCATCGTGAGCGCGCCTGGCGCTGGCGTAGGCGCTGGAGGGACTGGAGCCGGATTCATGGTCACGCTCGACCCAAGCGCGTCGGGATCGGGTCCTGGCATCATGCCGACGCCACTAGGTCTTTGCATCGGCAGATTGGTCGGCGCCGCGTCGTTAGCGGTTGAGGTTGGCTGTAGCATCGCTCCGGCAGCCATCGCGGCGCGGCTCGCGCCCATGCCGGGCAGAAGGCTCAGCCACCAGGGCGGACCGCCCGCGCCCGCGCCTTGCAACAGAGCTGGATCGATCGCTCCGCTATTGTTCAAGGTTAGTCCGCTCGGGACGACTGGTCCCGATGGGCTTCCGCCGGCATGCCAGGGCCCCCAACGCGGTTGCGGGGCGAGAGGCGCGCCGTCACTGTTTAGCGGGATGACCGGCATCTTTAGAGACTCCGGCAACCTGTTGCGGCCGCTGGTCCGGCGGGCGCATATCGCGCTTTTCCTTCCACGGCTCGACCCCTTCCTGCTCGATCTCCGCCGAACGCTCGCGCTGTTCGTCGGCGACTGTCTTCACTGGCGGGTCGGCGATCTTGGCGCGCTGCTCGGCCTCTTCCTTGGCGAGGCGGAGCTTTTCCTCCTGGGGATCGGCGAGCGGTTTATGCGCGGGGGCGGGGGCCTTGGCTGGATCAGTCGTCATAAAACGCCTCCTTCAGGGTTGGCGAACATTGCGCGGAACTGGACAAAAACGCAAGATCTATTCCGGCTCCATATAGTCTGGATCACGGTCTCGATTGTAGCGCGGCTCCTCGCGCGGCTGCCCCTGTTTTAGCCCACGCCAGGGCGGCGCGATGTGAGGCGACATCACCGAATTGTCGTCGAAATCGCCAGGCTGGAAATCCCACACTTGCTCGATCGGCAAGGCATGCGCCCGGCCAAGCTCTTTCAGCAATTTGCCATATCCCCACTTGAATCTATAATATCCCCGTTGTTTGGTGATGACGTCGGCGCGCTCAAATTCCAGCCTGACCTCGGACGCCTCGACGCGGGAGCGCGGTCCATCGACGCGCTTGATCGCCTCGCGCAGCTGAATGTCGTTAAACCACGCGGTGATGTCGAACGCCCAGATCACATGAGCGTCCGCCACAATTTGGCGAGCGACGCGCCGCGCCGGCGACATGGTGGCCATAACAACGTTTTCATCCCCGCTGGACGAATGGGTGAGATCTTCCAGTTCGGCGCGCTCGACTTCAATTTCCATGAAATAACGCATGAGATGCTGGCGCACTTCGAGACTTTTGAGAGCGGTGGCGAAATCGTTGTAAAAAGGCTTGAACCCGTTGGCCCAGCCAATGAATTCGCGCTCGCTCATTCTCATATTTTCAGCCGTTGAACTCATGATGAAAAAGAATGTTCGATCGCCGGCGTCGGCCGGGGTCAATCCAATATCGGCCGAATTGGTCGCCACCAACAATCGAGCCGGAATATAATAATCACGTTGATGCTCAAATTTTTCCTGCCCTGACAATTGGCTGGAACGAATGATTTTTTTAATATTATTGATGGCTTCAATCGACTCTAATCGAACTTCATCGATGAAAACAATAAGCTTTCTAATAAATGGCTCAATGATGAATCTATTGTTGCTGAAGTCACCAGCATTGGCGTTGCCGGCCATTCTCCCAATGAGAGCCCGCATCAATTCGCTACCAAACATGCTCTTGCCGATCCCCTGACCGCCAACCAGAATGGGGCAAACCTGTGGTTTCTCTCCTGGATATTGAACCATATGAGCGATGAATTTTTTCAACCATAGCATACGTTCGTCGTTATTTTTAGTCACCAATCCTAACGCCCGATCCAACAAGCTGACCGCAGATTGCATGACGGTCGGGTTGATGGTGGAGACCGGCTTAATGGCGAAACCAGGAAAAGTATTAAACGCGAGATATTCATCCGCTTGGCGATTCTCGCTCTTGATCAATTCATGAACCCGCGAAAAACGCACCACGCCGCCCGGCATTTCGCCGGGGAGAAAAACTTGCCGATTGACATCTGAGCGAAGGCTGGAAGTAGAATAAAGCCGAAAAGGATTGACCCTCTTGCGCGGCGTGATCCAAAGCTTAGGATCGGGCTCATGCCGTTCGATCAAATTTGCGGTGTTGAATTCGAAAATATTTTCGTCTAACATCATTTGACGATCGATATAACGATGAAGCGAGCGATCAAAAAAATACTGTTCGGACATTTGCTCCAACACATCGATATTCAATCCAGCTTTGAACGCCGATCGCAGTCCGGCGCGAGCATGCGGGCCAAAACAGGTTTCGATCGTCTTCCAGCCGGGAATGAGGGCCTGCGGGTTATGCTCCAAGCGCGCTTGCGCATGCGAGTAAGCCACGTCAAGTTCGCGCGGCGCGCCGTAATTTCCGAGATAGGCCAGCAATTGCCGAGCCGTGGCCTCGCTATCGATCGGGGCCCAGCAAACCCCTTCCAGGCTCTGGCCTTGGGCGTTGATCGCCATGCCCTCGGGGACCAGCCGAGCGATCCAGCCGCCAACGGTGCGGGTGAGACTTTCGTCCCATTGAGTCAGGCCGTCGAGATAGACCCCGATGTAATAGCCAAGGGTGGCGAAGGCGATCGCGCGGCAAATCAGCTCCATTTGGGTCGGGGCGATCTCGCGCGGCTCCAGGTCCTCCAGGCCGAGTTCTTCCAGGTCTGCGGCCGGCTTGCCAAACGGCCGCCATTCAACCAGGGCGCCGTTGAAATACGAGCCGGGCAAGGGCGCTGAATTGCGCCAGACCGGCTTGGCGCGCGGGGTCGGGGCGAGCGAATAGGCGAATTTGGTCTCCACCCATTGGCCGGCCTTGTCCCGATGGCCATGCGGCCAAAGGTTCTCCCAACGATCGATCGATTGCGGGTCGGCGATCCGAAGCAAGACTGAACTGATCGGCCGCCCCTGAGACCCGTAGGCCGCCCGCGCGTCGACACCCAGGCATCGGAAAGCCTTGAATAAACATTGCGCCCATATATCATCTGGACTTTGGATTTTCACCTCAATAAAGCCGTCTGCCAGCCGGGCGCCGAGATTGCGTTCATCGATCCAGTCGTGGGGGTCGCAGGCTAGGTTTTCCGTCGGTTTTACCGCGTCTTCGGGCGATGGCGCAGCCGCTTCTGGCCGCAGCCAAATCGTTTGAACTCTAAGTTTCCTTTTGGTAATAAATTCAATCGTTAAAAATCTTTGAACGGTTCGCTGATCTGATGGCATGGAAGCACCCCGAAGGGGCCAATCCTTCGGGCCGATCAGGAGCATTGTCAAACATCGCTGTGGACAGCTGGGGAGAACAATGCTAATCAGAAAATTGGAGGCTATACGGCTTAAGCACCCGGCTTCCAAAACCATAGGCGTGGGGCCTGCGATCAAGAATTGCCAGTTTCTTGTCGTGGGCCCCTTCTTTTAGCAAGCGCCTCCAAAATCGCCACCGCGGCCTCCGTGTGTTTCGTCCAATCGGCGCGATTGAGGTCGATTTGACGGGTTTCGGGCTTGGCGGCGCCGAACTCCATTTTTTCTAAAAACAACATCCTATCCTCGATCGCCGTAATCCGCCATTGCTCGCCGGCGACGCTGAGCCACATGTGGTCGTCATGCTGATAGCCGAGCGCCAGGCCGCCCTGCGGAAGGTCTAAGAGTTCGGAGCGCGGAGGCATGATTCCCAGCTGAGCCAATGCGAGCATCGCCTGCGCGGCGCCGGCCGGCGCCCTCTTCTGTTCGCCCTCGATCTCGACCGGCGTCCAATGAAACCGGCGCCAGCGCCGCAGCACCGCCTCGAAGGCGCCGGCTTGCTGCAAATAGCGCGGCCATTGCGGATGGCGCGCGCATTCCTGTTCGAACGCTTCGCACCAATCGGGCTCATCGTATTCGATTGCGGCGGCTTCACGTGGCGTCACGCTCCTCGTCCTCCCTCACCTGGACTTCCAAAGCCATTTGGGTATTGACTTTATTCACCATTTCATCAGTGACGAATTGGTTCCAGGCTTGCTTTTCGCCTAATCGGCTGATCAGCCCGTTAACTTCGTCGGCTTTGTCTGTTCCTCTTAAGCATTTATAATAAATGGTGTTTTTTGACACCTCGAAGGCCGCGGCTAAAGTCGGCACACGCACGTGACGGCGCCGGAACAGGTTGATGGCGACCCGTTCTTCAACGCTCAGGCCATCTTCACGCGTGCGTCGTCTGGCGCGGTAGATTAGAGTTTCGTTCAAGCTAACGGATGGCATAGTGTGAAAATCCTCAGGTTTTTAGTCCCCCTTTGTTTGTCTAGTCTATTTTATCCTGTATTTCAACCCGCCCAGGTCTCATGGGCCGGATAGGCCACGAATAAACCGAGCGCAAAGCCCAACACAAAAAAGCAAAAAGCAATGAACGTCATGATCAGGAGCGTAGCGCTAAGCTTGACCATGAGCGTAAAGCCAATCTGCGGTTTCGGGCGAACAACTGACGATCAGCGTTATGGCCAGCGACAGCGGGTCCTGGCTCATAGAGACCAAATCAGCCTCGGGCGTCACCACGCGCGCCCTCAGCCAATGCTCGGCGTCGATCCAAACCGCGTGAACGCTCGGCTCGCCGCTAAGCCATAAATTTTGGTTGTAATCGTAAAATTGCCACGTTACAATTTCTCGGACTGACATTGTTCCCATCCTTCATGGTTGGGCGGCTGATCGGGGCCGGCCCCCCATTTCAACCCGTAACTTCAATAACCCACGTTTCTCCCAAATGCTGAAAGGTGCGCAAAACCTCACTCAGCACATTGATTTGCTGTTCATGGGGAAAACCAAATTCATCGAAAAACTCAGCCAGCGTGCCGCGCCAAAGCAAGTTGGTTTTTCGGTTAACGGCGCGAATGAAGATCGTTTTTGGCGATCGATATTGAGATTGAGCGGACATAACGCTTCTCCTGAACCAAGGGAAACGTAGAACAATTTCTTGAACTTGTCAACAATAAAAACAATAAAAAGGACAATTAACCGCGCTGCGCCCGATCCCGATGCTTGGCGCAATAAGGCGAGCCGGCGGCTTGAGGCTGGCCACAAAACAGGTGCAGGTCGTCAGGCGTCAGGCCGACCGCCCAGCGGCAATCGTGCAAGCGCAGGTCGACCAGGACGCGCGGCGGAAGCGGCGGCTTGGCGAACGGGCTGAGACGAAACTTTAAAAAACGCGGGTCGCGGCGAAGGCGCGCGCGATTGATCTCGCCGGCGACGGCGCCGCGGCTTAGGCCGAGCGCAAGGCCAATCTCGGTCAGGGACCGGCCCTGCGTCCAGAGCTTGGCGATGGCGTCAATCCTGATCATAGAGGATCACGATAAGGGCGGCCAAAATCAGCAAAGCCCATAGGAACGCCCCAATGCGAAGGAGCGCGGGCCGCCGTGAGGCGCGGCGTTTGGCCATATAGGCGTCGACGGTCAAGACCGAAACGCGCTTGCCAGATTCGTCATCCGGATGATGGCGTTCGAACGTGGCTAGGCGCTCGCGCCAATCATCCGGCGTTTTGGGCCGGTTCAGCTGCCGGGTCATCGCGTTTTGTCAAACTCGAAGTCGACCCGGGCGCCGAATTCGCCGTCGTCGCCGTCGTCGGGGCGCGCATAAGCGAGACAGCCGCACTTAGGGCATTCCCCGTCAGGCTCATGACCGCTATCCTCATCCACACGTTCCCAATATCGTTTGATGGGCTGCAACTCCCGCTTTTGACCGGTCCATTCGCAATTGTCGCAAGCATACATCATTGGTTTTCTCCTATCGGCATGGCCGCCGCATATGCGCGCCCTTGTGACGGGACGCGCATAAACTGCGATCAGGCCGCAACCGGCGCGCGAAACAGGCTCTTATCGACCATCGGCAAGAGCAATTCGAGCGCCTTGCCCTTCATGGCGTCGCCGCTGCCGAAGGTTCCGCTGTCGAAGCGTCCGACATTTTCATTGGACGCGTTGCGCACGGTCCGGTCATGGTCGACGTAGCGCGTCACGGCTTGCAACGCCGTCCACACGTCATGCTGATCCGAGTTGCGCTCCTGCTGAGTGATCCGGCAAGTGGTCTTCAGCCCATCAAAGATGTTAGCGGTGCGGGTGGAGACCTTGTCTTTGTCGCGCATATTCACGGCCGGATCGACATCAAGCAAGCGCTTGAAAAAGTCCGACACCTGCTGGCCGGTCATCGCCACTTGCGCCATCGCGTCGCCCATCGCCTTGAATTCGGCGAACGAGGAGGCGATTTGGCTCAGCTCGCGCGCCACGGCGGCGCCGTTGAAGGCGGTCGAATGGCGGGTTTTGATCAGAGCCTTGGCGTTGGCGTGCGCGAGCCGCAAGGTGTTCTGGCATACGACGCGGGTCATGGTGGCTTCGTTGCGGGTCGCCTGTGAACTGTCGAACGAGGTCGACATCAGGAGGCGCGCGAGATGGCGGTCGCCGGCGATGGTTTGGTCGCCCTGAAATTGAGCGCTGATCCAAAGCCGTTCGCCGGAGCCAAGCACGCCGGCGGCGTCGATATGGAAGCGCTCATCGATGGTGATGTAGCGCTCGAACCATTCCCAGACATCGGCAGGCTGAACCGGCTTATAGCCGTCACTGGCGATGCCGAGCACGCGGCCGCTGTCCTGACGGACGATGAATTTCTTATCACTTTCGGCGAAGCGGCCGCTGAGGTGATCGAAGTCCGGGCCGATCAGGGAAGCGACGGCCGGGACTTTGAGCACGCGATAATCGAAGCCAGAGGCTGCGATCCATTCGGCTGCGGTTGCGCCGTCGGCCATTTGCTGGCCGAGCCTATGCCAGACGGCGCCGCGGTCGCCGGTGAAGGCGAACGAATATTCGCCGTTGCGGAATTCAAGATTGTGGGCCATGTCGGTTTTCTCCTGGTTTCGAGCTGATCGCTCGCTGTGAACGCCTTTAATTTAGTCCTCTTGGTTTTCTTTGTCAAGATAATTGTCGCGGTTGTTCAAAAATTCTTCGGTCGCTTTGGGCTCATTGGCTTGCAAGCGCAAGCGCAGCAGCCGGGTTTTGGCGTCCTCGTAGAGATATGTGCGGCAAAAATCATCCGGGCCTAGGCGTTCGAACTCCTGCCGGACTTTGGCGTAATAGCCTTCGCACGATGCGCGCGCGATCTGCCCAACGCTCGCTTTTGAAATGCCGATGGCGTGCGCGATGTCGACATGGCGAAAACCCATATAGACCATGGCGTAAACCGTGCAGCGCGCCGGCAGGGACAATCGCCGGCGGTGAACGTGGTATTGGTAGTAGCGCTCGGAGAAAGCCCTCCACTCTTCTAGCTTGTCCTCCAAGGGTGGGTTGGATTTTGGTTGTTTGTCGGTCATATTTCAACTCCAAGTTGAGTAGTCTGTATTTATTAGGGCTTTTTTCTTTAGCATACATGAAACACTCTAGTCAATAGCGTCTTTACTCCTTCTATTTACGCGTGCGGAGAATTTAAAAGGCTTTAGTAACAGAAAAGATATGTAGAAGATGAATATTTTACGCGCACGCGTAAATAGCATCAGTAAAGACGTTAAAGCTCGGGATGTTTTATGTGAGGTAAAGATAGAGCGGTTTTGCTCTACAACCTGCCTTCTCGGAGGCCATTGGTTGCAACTGGGAGTTATACGCCAAAGCGAGCGAGAAGGCAAGGGCAAACGCCATCGGAGGCCATCGGAGGCCATCGGAGGCCATCGGAGGTGGAATTCAAAGGGCGAGGCGGTGGTCTCGCCCTTCCTTGCCGGCCCTGCGCAGCTACCCAAAGTCGGCGCGTGAATGCCCTAAGGATGGCCAAACGTATGAATTCGCTTATTGGTAGTAAGCTGGTGTTATAAGCTAACGCATTGATATCGTTGCATAATCAAATTCAATCCAATACGTTGCGGACCTAATACGGACCTAAACGGACCCGGTTTTGCCTGGCGGCGAAGCGTTTGACCCTCCCCACGGTGGGGTGGTCTCAGGACCGGAGCCGGGGTGTCCTTCCTCCCCGACATGCGCTATACTGTAGTACATGCTGACCTTGGTGGACCCCGAGCTCGACCCTCAGGCTGAAGAATTTGTCCAGCTCCCCCATTATCCATGGGATGAGCGGCCTTTGACCCTTCCCTTGGACAGCGACGAGTGTGCGACGGCGATTCATCTCGCGCATGGCGATTTGGACGGCGCGGCCTCGCTGCTCAAAACCCCAATCCATCGCCTCACTCGGCTCTTGCGCAACAGCCCGCGCCTTCAGCGGGTCCTCGACGAGGCGCTCGGCCACACGCTGATCAGGGCCGCCTCGATCCCCATCCGCACCCTCTATGATCCGGCTGCCACGGATCGGCGGCTCGAATGGGCCAGCACCAAGCTGCTCAGCTCTCGCATCGCCCAGGGGCATCCTCTCAGCCCGGCCCCGGCGGCCTCGATCCAGTCCAATCTCACCCTCAGCGCCCCGCAGCGCACTCTGATTTTCAAGTGGCAAGATCCTGACCCAGGCCCAGACAGCCCCGCCCCCGGCGAGTGACGTCGTCGAGCTGCCCTACCGGCCGCGGCGGCATTTCCTCCCCCTGCACGCCAGCAGGAAGCGCTGGATCTTCGCCGTCTGCCATCGGCGGGCGGGGAAAACCGTGGCGCTGGCCAACACCCTGATCAAGGCTTGTCTGGAAAACAACAGAACCACGCCGCTGCCCCGTTATGCGTATATCGGACCCAGCTTCGATCAGACCAAGGATCTGGTCTGGCAATATCTGAAAGCCTACACCGCGACTGTTCCCGACGTTCGCTATCTGGAAGGAGAACTGACCTGTGTTTTCCCTGGCGGAGCTAACATCAGACTTTACGGTGGCGCGCTCGCCTACGAGCGGATGCGCGGGATCTATCTCGACGGCGCCGTGCTCGACGAGTACCCTCTCCTGGCTCCTCAAGCTTTTACGAGCGTCGTCCGACCCTGTCTGGCTGACTATCGAGGTTTCGCCATCATCTCCGGCACAAGTGCAGGTGACGATCACTTTCACAAACTTTATCTCCGCGCTTCAGAAGATCCGGACTGGGACATCTTCGACATCAAGATCTCCGACACCGGATCGGACGCCCTCAGCCCGTCCGAAGTCGAGGAGATGCGCAAGGACATGAGCCCGGACGAGTTTGCGCGCGAAATGATGAACTCGTTCGAGGCTCCGGTGGAGGGGGCCTATTACGCCGACGCCCTCAACGCCCTGCAAAGCCAGAACCGGGTGTGCAAAGTCAGCCCCGATCTCAACGCCGACGTGATCACGGCGTGGGACTTGGGCATTCGGCATCTGCAATGCATTTGGCTGTTCCAGCTGGCCGGCCGCGAAGTGCACTGGATCGACTACATCGAAGGGACCGGCAAGAGCCTGAGCCATTACACCGACCTGCTTGGCCTCAAAGCCAGGGCCGGGGGCTATCGCTATCGCTGCCATCTCCTCCCGCATGACGTCGAGGTGCGGGAATTATCGACCGGAATGAGCCGGCGGCACGAACTGGCCAATCTGATGCCCGAACCGGTGATCACCGTGCCCAATCACAACACCGAGGATGGGATCACCGTGGTGCGGGCCACGCTCGGCGCCTCGTGGTTTGACGCCCTCGCCACGCGGCGCGGGCTGGCCCGGCTCAGATCTTATCGGCGCGGCAAATCAGGGATCGCGGTCCCCGACGAGGCGGAAGACGCAGCAGACGCCTTCCGTACTGGCTGTGTCGGGATTGCCATGGTGTCGTCGATGCGCCATACTGGCCGCTTGAGGCGGCGGATCAGGGGACTGGTGTGATCGGCGCGCCGCACTTGACGGACGAGAATCTTGCCCACATCATGACCCATCCTGGCCAGGCGCATTTCGCCCTGGCCGACACCGAGCATACTTGTCGCGAGTGTGAATCATGGCCGAACCAGAGGGGCGAGCGGGACCGGGCGGGGAACCTGAAGGCGGCGCGTTGCCGGAAGGCGCTGAAAGGAGCGCCGCCGATTCCGCACGCCGCGCCAGCATGCAAGCACTTTCAGGCCAGTCCGCGGCCGCCTCCTGTCTAGACCTGGCGGCGGCGCTCGACGAGCCGGAAACCCTCATTCGCGAATTGAAGCGGATCGCCGAAGAGCGCGATAGCAGCGACAAGCGCTGGATCGGGGTCAGGCGCTTGTGCGAGCGGGCCGAGGAATACTTCGAGGTTATGAATAGACCCGAAGCCAACCGTCCGCATGGAAGCAAGCTGGGAGGCGATTGAGCGTAGGGCCATGGAAAGGCTGTTCGCCCATTTCAAAGACTCGGCCTCGCCCGCCACCTCGTCTTACGACCCGTCCGATCCGGAAAGCTATGATCAATACATTCGCTCGATGATGGCGGACTCAGTCGATTATGAAAACGCGTTTTTACAGGTCGATCGCAACAACGCCCAATTGTATTATTATGGTTATGAGCCGTGGATTGGGCCTTATACGCCTGGCAGCCCCTATATTGGCGAGGACCCGACCGCCACTTTAGGGGAAATTCTTAACAAGGATGACACCAATCATCCCAATCGCTCGACTTACGTCTCTACTGACGTGAGAGATGCGGTCATGATGATGCTGCCGAGCCTAATCCGGCTGTTCGGGGCGTCGGAGAACCCGGTTTATCTGGTCCCGCGCACCGAGGCGGAGACCGACCTGGCCGAACAGGGAACGGATTATGTCAACTACGTGTTTTGGAACGACAATCCCGGTTTTCTGATCCTCTATGGCGCGATTAAGGACGCGCTTACGGTGAAGGCCGGCTTCGTCAAATGGTGGAGCGAGGATTTCAAGGAAGTCAAGCGCAAGCGGTTCCTCAACGTCACTGCCGAGCAATTGCAGATGATGCTGAGCGAGGAGCCGCACGCTCGAATTTTAGAAATCGGCAATCCGGTCTCGCAATCAAGGTTGCCGATGCCAGCCGGCGGCGCGAACCCCCAGCTGCCGCAGGCTCTGCCCGGCGGGTCTCCCCGCGCTCTGGCAGCAGGCGGGCCTTCGCCAGGTCCGCCTGGGATGCCTCTCGGGCCGATGGCGGGCGCGCCGCCTCCGTCCTTGCCGCCGGCGGCCGCCCAGCCGGCGCCGCCGACCTACGATTACGCGATCGTCGAGTTCCAGGTCTCGAAGCCGCTGATCAAGATCGCCGGCGTGCCGCCGGAGGAAATGCGGCTCGACCGCTATGCGCGCGCCTTTCAGGACAGCCGCATCGTTGGCCATCAGCGCATCGTGGCGGTCGATCAGCTGATTGCGATGGGCTATCCGCGCGAGCTATGTCTCGATCACATTCAGACTTCGGAAAGCGCCTTCACCACTGAGCCGCAGCTGCGCAATCCGGGCCGCTTCATGGGCACGCGTCTCGGCGATGGGGTGAAGTACGGCGAATGGTTCATCAAGGTCGATCGGGATGGCGATGGCGTTCCCGAGCTGCGTCACGTCTGCACGTTTGGCGACGAGAACATCATTGTTTCTGACGAAGAGGCGAACCGGATCAAATTTGCGGTGTTTGGCTGCGATCCGATTTCGCACACCATCATTGGCGACAGCCTGGCCGACTACACGGAGGACATCCAGCGCATCAAGACCAACATGATGCGCTCCATTCTCGACAGCGCGGCGGAGAGCATCAATCCGAAGACGGTGGTCAACGAGTTGATGGTGACGATCGACGACGCGATGAGCGACGATCTGGGCGCGATCATCCGCACGCGCGGCGATCCGTCGGCGAGCGTGATGTTCACCAACGTTCCGTTCCTCGGTCAGCAGGCGATGCCGGTGATCGAAATGCTCAACGAGCAGTTGCAGCGGCGCACGGGACTGAGCGACGCGGCGAAGGGGCTCGATCCGAAGGCGCTGCAATCGTCGACTGAGCTGGGCGTCGAGGCGGTGATCAATGGGGCGCAGGAGCGCACCGAGCTGGTCGCTCGCGTCTTGTGCGAGACCGGTTTCAAGGATTTGTTCTCCGGGCTCTACAACGAGGTGTGCGAGAATCCAAACCAGGTTCGGACGCTGAAAATTCGCGGCAAGTTCATTCCCTATGACACCAGCACTTTCGACTCGACTATGGCGGTCGAAGTCAACCAGAACATGGGCAAGGGCTCCGATCTGATCAAAGCAGTGGCGCTCAATCAGATTGATCAAAAACAGCAGATGCTGGTGGCGCAGATGGGCATCAGCAATCCGATCTGCGGCGTGATGGAGATGCTAAACACTCAGACCGATTTGCTGGCGCTGGCCAACATCAAAAACGTCGGCCGCTATTTCAAGACGCCAGGTCCGCAGCAGCTGCAAGCGATGTCGTCGCAGCCGAAAGCGCCCGATCCGATGGCGGTCGCCGCGCAGGCGCAAATTGAGAAGGTTCGTTCCGACAGCGCCAAGGCGCTTGCTCAACAGCAGCTCGATCAAGCCAAGCTGCAAGCCGAGACGCAGTACAAGCACCAGGCGCTGCATTCGAAGACGGCGATCGATTTGCAGAAGCTCGATCTCGAGGGTCAGAAGATCGGGGTCGACCGGCATGTTCAGCTTGCTCAGCTGGCCAGCCAGCTGATGAAGGACCAGCAGGACAGCGACGCCGCCGATCAAGACGCGCAGATTAAGGCGCAGCAGGCGCAGACCCAGCAAGACCAGGCAGCGCAGCAGGGCCGGCAAGCCGAGAACGATGCGCAGCTGAAAGCGGCGCAGACCTTGTCGCAGCATTCGCAGAACATGGCGCAGATTGATTCCAACCATGTGCAGGCGATGACCCAAATGGCGGCCCAGCATCACGCGGCGATGCAAGGGCATGCGGCCGGCGTGCACAATTCCAACTCCAAGCTGATCGTCGGCGCGCTGTCCGACACCGCTAAGCGAATGCACGAGGCGCAGCAGAATGCGCTCAATCGCGACAGCGCTGAACGCACGACTGCGGCGACGCTGACCAGTCAGCAGGCGCTCGCCAAGATGAAACCGAAACCGAAGAAATGAACGTTGAACGAGATCCCGAAAGTCGATCCCGAACTGCGCAAGGCGATTTCGCGCGAGGCGGGCGACTTCGTGGAGGAGCGCGTGTTCACCCTCGCGCTGCGGGCCTTGCACGCCCAGTATTACGGCGAATTGATGCGTGATGGTTTGAAGAAGTCTCGGGTGCTTGAACTCCGCGCCAAGCTGGCCGCTCTGGAAGAAATTCCAATGCGGCTGAGAAGCATGGCGAAGGACGAGGAACTAGCACAGCGAGGGCATCATGGCCGAGGGCGTGGATGAAGCGGCTGCGGCATTCGCCAGCGAGATAGCGCCGCAAACTCGACCGCGCGATCAGGGCGGAAAATTCGTCGCCACCAAAGAGAAGCCGGAGCCGATGTTCGGCGCGCGCCCGATCGAAGGCGATCCGGAGACGGGCGACACTTCGGATGGCGGCGACGATCCGCGCTTAAGGCGTCATGAGCGTGAGATCGCCAAGCGCGAGCCCGCCCTGCGCGAGCCAGACGATTCTGAAGTCGAAGACAACGAGCTTGAGCCCGACGAGATCGGGCATGGGCCGCAAGAGTCCGACGACGAGGACGACGAGGAGCTGGAGCGCGAGGAGCGCGAGGAGCCGGACAGCGGCGAAAGATATGAAGTGACCGTTGATGGTGAATCGCATGAGGTGACGCTGAAAGAGGCGCTTGCTGGTTATATTCGCCAAGAAACTTTTCACAAGCGTCAAGCTGCGCTGATGAATGTTCAACAAGGCTTAGAGGACGAATACAAGCGATTACAATCGAATTGGCAGCTTTGGGACAAGGCGCGCCGGGATTACGAGGAGGATTTCTCCAATATGATTCCCAGGGAGCCAAACTGGGATGACGAATTTGCTAAAGACCCGCATGCCGCTCACCGGCAGCAACGGACTTATCAGATTTTGTATGGGAAGCTAGCGGCGTCGCAGAAGGCGCGCGCCGATCGTGATGCGGCGCAGAAGGAGGAGGACACTAGACGGCTGAATAAATACGCGGTAGAGGGTTTCGAGAAGTTCGTCGAGATGCACCGAAAAAGGTGGTTTCACGACAACCGAGCGTTACAGAAGAATCTTCGGTGGATGCGGGGCACCGCAAAAGCTGCTGGTTTTTCTGATTTTGAAGTCGAAACAGTTTACGACCCTAGAATGCTCACCATTCTGTTGAAGGCGAGCAAGTACGACCGGGCACAGGCAAACCGCCTCAAACCTGTGGATCCGAGCAGAGGCAAAACGTTGACCCCCGGCGCGGCTACGCCCTTAGGGAATGCGCGCAGGTCAGGCTTCGACGACGCACAGCGCAAGCTGGCGAGCAGCGGCAAGCTAGAAGACGCCGCGGAAGTTCTTCGTCGAATGTTCTGACCAGGGGAAACGTGTGTGCTAGCCAAAGACTGGGCTAGATTCCTAAAGAACACCGCTCATGGCGGTTCTTGCATCGTTTGGACTGGGTCCAAGACGAGGGCGGGATACGGTCACATGAGCGTGGGGAATAAGGTTCAGTACGCTCACCGCCTTGTCTACGAACATTTCCATGCAAAAGTTCCAGAGGGAATGTACGTTAGGCATTTGTGCGACAATCCTGCTTGTGTGAACCCGTTTCACTTGGAAATCGGGACGCCATCGCAGAACCACTATGACATTGCGCCTGAGAAGCGCCGTGCCATAGCGGTAGAGGCTAACGCTAAAAGATCTCCTGAAGTGCGTAAGGCTCACGCGGCCAAAATGCGGGCGGCAAGGACGCCGGAAGGCATCCGACGCGGCGCGCTGAAGATGATAGCCGCCAGAATGGCCCAACGGGCCGAGGAGATTTAACATGCCTAAAGTGACAAATGCGTTTACTACATATCAGGCGGTGGGAAATAGAGAAGATCTCAGCAATGTCATCTACAACATTGATCCGTTCGACACCCCGGTGATGTCGGCGATCCGCCGCCGCAATGTCAAAAATCGGCTGTTTGATTGGCAGACTGAATTTCTGCCTACGGTCAATCTCGCCAATGCCCAGGTCGAAGGCTTCGTCCTCGCCAACAGCCCCGCGCAGCCGACCATCCGGCAAAACAACGTGGCTCAGATCAGCGAGCGCGACGCGACCGTGTCAGGCTCGCAGGAAGAGGCCGACGCCGCCGGCAAGGGCTCGGAAATGGCCCATCAGATGGCCATGGCGGCCAAGGTGCTCAAGTCGGACGTCGAGTCGATCCTGTGTTCGCGCCAGGCGCGTAACGATGGCAACGACACCGGACCGGCCGCGCGTGTCACTGAGGCGTTCTCGCATTGGCTTGGCCGCGCGAAGGACAAGCTCGGGGCGACCTCCGGCGCGATCGCGCCCGGCACCTCGATCACCGGTTTGCCGACGCTGGCGACCGACGCCTTCGCCGCCCCTGGTACGCCGGTGACCATCACCGAGGCGATGCTCGGCGACGCAATGCAGAAGGCTTACACCAACGGCGCGAGCCCAACCCTCTGGGTGGTGCCTCCGGGCCCCAAAAGAACCATTTCTTCGTTCGTGGGTCGCAGCACCACGCAGGTTCTCGTCGGCAAGACAGAAGTCGTAAGCACAGTCGACGTGATCGCCACCGATTTCGGCCGAGTGAAAGTCATCCCGTCGCGCTGGGTTCCGGTCGACGTCGGCCTGCTGATCGATCAGGACTATGCCGCCGTAGCGTTTTACAGATCATTCAGGCAGTATATGATGGCGCGCACGGGCGACGCGGAGACGAGAATGCTTGTAGTTGAATGGGGTTTCGAATGCAGGAACTCGTTGGCGCACGTCCTCTTTAATGGCATACAGAAATAGTACTTGTTATGTACTATTCTGTCTTTCTTTCTTACGCTTAGGACGCCGGTTTTGAGCTTGTTCGAGACGGGTAGCCCATCGACAATTACTTGGCCAATATCCCAGGTCGTTGTTGATACGCTCAAGCGTCATTCCCGGCGCTGGTTCTCCCATGTCAGCAAGGATATTCTCAAAGGTGTGCCAGCGCGGATCAAGATCGAGCCCTCGACCTCCATAATCCGCATATTGCGGATGGTTGGGGTTGAGAATTCGATCTTTCATTTGCGCCCATACCCGATGAAATCGCGTTCGCGCGTTTCTCGTGGCATGTCCGTGCCGCAAAAATCGGGTTTTGACGACTTCCGCACCGTAGCAGCCGCAACTAGTAACCTCCCCTCTCTTCAGCAGATCGCCTCTAGCGACGTGAATAACGCCGCAATCGCATTGGCAGCGCCACAGCATGCGTCTTTCGCCGTAACGGGAAGCGCGTTCAACCACTATCAGCCGTCCGAAACGGAGGCCACTCAGATCGATGAAGCTGGGCATCAATGTACGCCTAGACGTCGATAAAATACGAGGTTGTCTATGCGTTCGGCTTCATTCGCAGCCCAACGAACGTTCCCCGGCTCGAATTCAAGCCGCGCGCGATCGATCAATGTGAGCTGGCTTAAGGCGTCCCATTCTTTTGGGGTTAATGGCTGGTCGGCGGCGAATTTAATCATTGCCGCCCACGCTTTGCGGGCATTCTTTTGGTTGGGCACGGCGGCTCTCCTTCCGAGCGGCTTTGTCAAGAAGCGGCGTCGGATTGCCGTCCGGCGTTGCTTCGCCATTCTAGCACAATGGGGGCGTCATGGGTGAGGCCCGCCGCCGCTACCTCTTCCGCGATGGCGTCTCGCGGGATACGATCTTCGATGGCGAGCAATTCACGATCGAGACGAAGCAGGACGTCGAGCCTGTTCTCGACTCCATCGCGCGCGATCGGGAGATCATGCCGCACGGAGACAACAAGCTCCTCGGCCGCCTGCCGATGATCGTCGTCGAAGATCTGATCAAGCGCGGGATTTACGACGACCGGGACGCCTTCGACCGGTGGTGGAATACGACAGAGGCCAATCCATGGCGGATTTGGTCTGGAAGGCTCTGATGAGCGCGCTCGTTATCGCGCTCGTCGGTTGCAGCGCCAGTTTCGAAGTCGCGCGTCCGGGCGCGCGGCAAATTGTTTCACCTCCCGCCGGGTCGACGGCGGTGATTGAGCCGAATGGCGAAGAGATCATTCAAACCGCGCCGATCGAAACCGTGCTGACCGGATTGGCGCAGGCGCAGCAAACACGAACTTTGGTGAGGCAGTTAGCGCGATGACCCAAAAGAAAATCGATCAGGGGCTGATTGATCGCGTCAAGGCGCTGCGCGCGGAAGGCAAGACGCAGGAGGAGATCGCCGGCGAGATGGGGATCACGCAAGGCGCGGTCAGCCGCATCCTGAGAGGCGTAAGGCGATGATCGGCGCCCTTCTCACCCTCGTTCTTTACGTCATCATTTTTGGGCTGATCTGGTGGTTAGTTCAGTACCTGCTGGGCTTGTTTCCCCTCCCAGAACCGGCCCCGCGGGTGATCCAAGCTGTTCTAGCTATCATTTTAGTCCTTTTTTTAATTGCCTTGGTTGGTCAGGCTTTTGGCGTCTTTGAGCCCGGCCTGCCGGTGCTGAGGTTGCGATGACCGATTTTGCTGATCTGAAAACGCAAATCGCAGATTGGGCAAATCGCCAAGACTGGTCGGACGCGCTGGTCACCTCGTTTGTCAGAATGGCGGAGGCTAAGATCAACGCCGAGCTGCGCGTCGATCGGATGCTCTCGGCCATCGAGGCGATCATCATCAATCGGTGCGCGCCGCTGCCGGATGATTGGTTGGAAATGGATCTAGTGCGGATCCAAAACCCCAACGCCGCCGACGGCTGGTACCCGATCGAATACAAACCGCGGCATCAGTTTTACAGTATGAAAGACAAGTATGCTTATGGTTATTATACCATAGAAGGTCGACAGATTTATTTTGGCGGCGCGCCGGATGCTGTGAATGGTATCAACTTTAAGCTGGTTTATTATGCTGAAGTGCCGGTTTTCTCCGACACCGTGGATTCATGGGTCTACACCAAGCAGCCCAGCCTCTATCTGTTCGCCTCCCTGATGCATGCGGATCTGCACGCGGTCGGAGAGGAAAACACGGCGGCGAGCCTGAAGCAATTGGTTGAGGATACGATCACCAAGCTTAACGCCGATCATTTGCGCGCGCGCGCCTCGGGCTCGCGCTTAAGCCGCGGTCGGGCGAGGAGTTTTGGCTAGTGAAGATTCGGCTCAAACTGGTGGGCAAGCCGCTGGCGGTCGCGCCGCCGCAGCCCTACACGCCGTCGAGCTACAGCACTGGGCCCTATAGCGTGGGGCCCTACAGCCAGGGCGCGGGCGCGCCGTCAGCCGGTTCGGGCTGGATCTTGTCGCCGCTCTGCCCGGCGGTCACCTGGCGTCAAACGCAGCTCCCGGCCTTCATCGTCCCAGCGCCCAATCCACAAAGACGCATGTCTATTCACTTTCGGAAGGCGGCCTGATGTCGAGCCTGACGACCAATTATGGTTGGCAGAAGCCGGACATTGGCGGCGACGACGATCATTGGGGCGTCGAGCTCAATTCCAATTTTGACGGCATCGACTCGACGGTCAAGGGTCTGTCGACGCTGGCCAACGCCAAAGTCGGCGAAGCGCCGATCGACAACAATCTCTATGCCCGGCAAAACGGGCTTTGGACCATCGTCATCGGCGGCGGCGGCGCGAGCGTCACCGTTTCGCCGACCCCGCCGACCGCGCCGACAGCCGGCAATCTCTGGTGGGACTCGACTGGGGGCAATTTGTACATTTGGTATCAATCCACAAACAATTCGGCTTGGGTGGACGTGGTTGGCGGCGGCGCCGTTCCCATCACGCCGCCGACCGGCGGGTCTCAGTGGGATGGCGGCGCCTCGATTTGGGATGGCGGCGCGACAACGTGGGATTAGGCTCATGACCTCGAACGTCGACGCGACCGTGCCGGTTCAAGGCACTCCGACCACGCTCTCGGTTCGGAATAACTTTTCGGTCATCAAGTCCGAGATTTCGGCGCTGCAATCCGGCGGCTCGCAGGGGCCGGCCGGGCCGCCCGCCACTATGACAGTTGGCTCGACCACGACCGGTTCGCCCGGCACCAACGCCAATGTGTCCATGACCGGGACCGCGCCGAATTACACCTTGTTTTTCACCATTCCTCAGGGCGCGAACGGCGCGATCGGCCCGGCCCCCAACCTGAGTATTGGCTCGACGACGACCGGCGGCGCAGGCACCAACGCCGCTGTCACCATCACCGGCAACTCGCCGACTTATTCGCTGAATTTCACTATTCCGCAAGGCATTCCGGGCTCGACCGGGGCGACTGGTCCGGCGCCCAATCTCACCGTTGGCTCGACCACGACCGGCGCGCCGACCGATCCGGCCAGCGTGACCATTAGCGGCGCGTCGCCAAACTACACCTTGAATTTCACCATCCCACAAGGACAACCGGGGTCGGCCTCGCCTCCCGGCTCCATCACCATGGGCGGCGACGTTGGCGGCACGGCGGCGGCTTCGATCGTTCAAGCGCTGCGCGGCGTCAATCTTTCCGGCACGACGCCGGTTAATGGCCAAGTCCTGACTTACAACGGCACGAATTGGGCCGGCGCATCACCCGCCTCAGTCAGTTCGGTCACTATGGGTGGCGACGTGACGGGCAATTCCGCCTCTGCGGTCGTCGCTAAGCTGCAAGGCGTTGCGGTCGCCTCCACCGCACCGCTCAACACTCAGGTGCTGACCTACAACGGGACCAACTGGGCGGCGGCGGCGGTGCCAACCACCCCGCCGACCACGTCGGTCACCATGGGCGGCGACGTCACCGGCAATTCGGGCGCCTCGAAGGTGACGGCGGTCCAGAACATCGCCGTCTCGGCGACCACGCCGAGCCTAAATCAGATCATGGCCTACAACGGGTCGGCCTGGGCCCCGACGGCGCCCGTCACCGCGGTCACTATGGCCGGCGACGTTTCTGGACCCTCCAACACTTCGAAGGTCACGGCTCTTCAGAATATTCCGATTTCTTCGGTTCTTCCGACTAACACCCAGGTGCTGACCTATAACGGCACCAACTGGGCCGCGGCGACGCCCGCGTCCGCGGTGACATCGGTGACTATGGGCGGCGAAGTCACCGGTCCTAGCAACGCGTCGGTTGTGTCTCAATTGCAAGGTCAGCCCATCGGGACGACCGGAGGTCAAAGGCCGACCGGCGCGAGCGCGTGGGGATTCCTGGCCTGGAATCCAGCAGTTACTCAATGGGAATACGAAAGCGGCCTGGCGGCGACCGCCACCATTAGCGCCGCAGGCACCACGCAATCGAATGCTCAGGCCATTCCGTCTTTCACTGGGCCAACCCTCATGGTCGACATCAGCGGCGGCACCGGCGGCGTGCGTTGGGATACGCCACAATTGCAGGCTGGCGCGCGCATCTATGTGCATAATTCCACGGTTAATATCATCAACATCTATCCGCCGACTGGTGGGGCCATCAATAGCCTCGCCGCCAATACGGCCATTTCCCTTATGCCGGACACAACCGCTTCCCTTTTGGGATTCTCGGCCTCTCGCATTCTCACGGTGCCATGATGCGCAAACTTCTTTCTGCCCTCGCCGCGCTTGCGCTCGTTCCCAATTGGGCGTTCGCGCAGACCACAGCGGGGAGACCTATCCCGCCGCGGTCCGTCACCGGCACCGCGACGACCGACACCGCCACGGCCAAAGATCTTGGTGGATGGGTTATCTGGAAGTCCACGGCGTCGAGCGCCAAAACCCAGACCTTGGTCGCATGCAATACGCAGGCGAACGGGCTGGGCATCGGCATCTCGGACGGTCAGGGCACCGCGCAGGCGAACAACATTTCCATTGCGCCTCCCGGCGGCAGCACGATTAACGGCTCGGCGACACCGGTCGTCATCAACACCAACCGCGGCACCGCGCAGTTCCTGTGCGACGGCGGGTCGACCAACTGGATCCTGGTCGCCAACGCGAGCGGCAGCGGAGGCGGCGTCACCAGCGTGACTTCGACTTGCCCGGCGGCAGGCCCGCTGACTGGCGCGGTGACCCTCAACACCGGCGCGATCCCGACGCCGGAAACGGCGTCATTCAGTCCGGCGGCTGCCGACTGCGGTGGCTGGTTCGAGTTCAACTGCGCGACGGCGTGCACATTGACCCTGCCAGGCGCGACGGTCAGCGCCGGCTATTACCTTGGCCTGGTCTCGGTCGCTATGACGAGCACAGCCGGGCTGACGGTTCAGGCGCCTGGCACGACGCTCATCGATGGCGCGAACACGCTCTACCTGCCTCCGGGCAGCTCGACCTCGTTCTCTTACAACGGCACCAGTACGGGCACGGGCACGAGTTATTACCGGAGCCGCGGCAGCGGTGACCAGGTGCTTCAATTCACCACGCTTGGCGTTTGCTCTGGCGCCAGCTGCTATCTGCCGAATTCTCGTCTGGTATGGGCCGATGTCGGTTGTCTTGGAGGTGGCGGCGGCGGCGGCGGGGGCGGCGCCAACGCGACCGGCGCTCTCATTTATGGCGGTGGTGGAGGAGGGGCGGGCGCGTCAAAGACAGCGCGCTGGTCCAGAGCTGAATTGCTTGCGGTCGCAACTGGGACGCCGGCGCGCGTTCCCTACCAGATTTCTACGGGTGGCGCGGCCGGCACGGGCGGGACCTCCTCCGGCAACACGCTTGCTCCCGGAACAAGCGGCGCGGTCCCGACGATTAGTACTCAATTTGGCGGCACCAAGATGGCGTGTAATGGCGGCGGCGGCGGCGGCGGAGGCGGCGGCACTGGCGGCGCGGGCGGCGGAGGCGCGGGTTTAGGCGGGAGCGGGGCCAACGCGACCGCAAATACGAATACTGGCGGTGTTGCTGGAAATCTGGGCGGCGCGACCGGTCTCAATAACAGCCAGGGGGCCGGAACGGCTGCTTGGCCTTGCGCAGGACCGGGCGGCAATTCAATGAGTTCAGCCACTGGTAATGGAGGCGCCGGCTCCCGTGGACTCTGCGCGGTTAGCGGTGCTTCGGGCGGTGGCGTTACTGCCGCCGCCGTGGCGACTGGAGGCGGCAACGGAACCGCGCCGGATGGTTTCGCGACTGGCGCGACCGGCGGTTCCGGCGGTCCGAACACCGGCGCTAATGGCGCTGATGGCGCCAACACAACGCTTGGCGACTCTATCCCCATCTTGACCCCGAATGGCGTGATTGGCGGCGGCTCTGGCGGCGGCGGGGGCGGCAGCATCACCGGCAATGGCGGCAACGGCGGCTTTAGCGGATATGGGGCGGGCGGCTCAGGGGGCGGCGGTTGTGGCTACACGACCGGAGCTGGTCCGTGCACAGCCGGCAATGGCGCAACCGGCGGCCAAGGCATCGTCGTGGTTTGGGAGCACAACCAGTGAGATGGCTTCTCGTTATCGCTATTCTCACCCTGACGTTAGCCTCTTCGGCTTTTGCGCAATTCTTCCAAGGCCCGGGCCATGGCGTGAGGGCGACTCAATCTGTTCCGCCCCCGTCATTGACGTCGCTATCGCCTACCTCGGGCGTAGCGGGGACGGTTGTGACCATATCGGGAACGAATCTTGGGGCCAATCAAGGGTCATCAATCATAACCTTCGCGAGCTTTGCGGCCTCGCCGACCAGCTGGAACGACACCCAGATCGTGACCCCGGTTCCGAATGGGGCGACGACCGGCAGTGTCATCGTCATCACCGGCGGCGGCCAGAGTAATGGCTTGCCGTTCACCGTTACGGTGCCAATGCCGACGATCGCCTCGCTCTCTCCGAATTCCGGCAATATTGGCGACTCGGTCACCATTGGCGGCTCGAACTTCGGCGCGACGCAGGGGTCTTCGGCCGTCACATTCAACGGGACAGCCGCGGGCGTGACCTCGTGGAACGCCACCCAGATTATCGTAACCGTGCCGTCAGGTGCGACGACGGGCCCGGTCGTCGTTACGACCGGCAACGGCGCGAGCAATGGCGTCGCCTGGACGCTGGTCACGCCAGTCGGCGTCATGCCGAAATTGGCGGATTTGACTTATCCGGATCCGGCGTGCGCGCAGCCGCCGGAGCAGGCGTCAGGAAAGAAATGGTATTTCAATCCCAACACGGCGGGCGTCTCGCCGACGCAATATCCGGGTCATACGGCGCAATATTGGGCGAATAATCCCCCAACATCTGGCTATGTCGGCGACGCGCAGCACCCGTATGACAATGTCAAGTACGGCGTGTTTGGGGCGAACTTTAATGCGCAGCCGCCGACTGGATACACTGGCTTTCCGCCGCTTCTGTCGACAATATGGTCCGATCATCGTGTCGGCGTGCAAGGCGGGACTGGGTCGTCGCCGGTTAACGGAACTAGTAGCGGACCGGACTGGGGCGTCATCACTGCGACTACGCCGCCGTCCGGTTATCAGGTCGGCGATATGTACCCGCACACGCCCGATCCGACCAGGATCAATCCTGGTGACGAAATTATTCTGGAAAGCGGGAACTATGGCTCGTTCGCCACAAGCAATAACATGGGCTCTCCGGTTAACGCGGACGCCAATGGAAATACGAAATTCGTCTTCATGCACGGCGACGCCGGCGCGCGGGCGACGTTCACTCCGAATATTTCCATAACGGCGACAGGGTTTGTTTTTAGGGACTTCGACGTCAGCGCCGCCAGTGACATGACGGTAGCGAAAATCGTCTCGATATGCTGCAACAATTCGAACAAGGATATTTTCTTGGTTGGGTTGAATATCGGCGGCTGGGATCCGTCGCAGGGCCTGCCTAACCGCTACGGCCCTTCGACGCCGGCCTATCCAAAGGATTCAAACGGAACGCCGTGGAACGTATGCACCATCGCTGAACCGCATGACGCGGTCTGCCCAACCGCCAATCGGGGACTCTGGGGCGGAGCTGCCGGTTCCAGCAATGGCATTTCCATCACCGGAAGCACCGCGGCCATAAATCATGTTAACAGTCCAATATGCTGGTCCGTCATCGGCAATACGGTGCGCTGGACAAGCCGCGCCATTGGCATGGCCAATGTCGAGAAGGGCGTGTTTTACGGTAACGAGTTGAGATACTTCACCGGGGACGGTTTCGACCTTTACACGGTTGGCAATCTCATTATCGCTAAGAATCTCATTCTTGACCGGGTTGACCGCAGGGATGGCGATCATCCGGACGCCATGCAATGGGCGGTGTCGAATTTCAATTATGAGCAATGGACGTTTTCTAATTTTGTCGTCGCTTACAACACGCTTCTCGGGCGCACTGACGCCTCGATGCCGATCGATCCGGCCGGTAATGAGACTTGGGGATACAACACTGGATTGTTTAATACCGACGGCAATTACAACCGTTTTGACATATTTGACAACGTCATTGGGACCACTTCTTCCGGCACGGCCATCAATCTGCGGTCGCCGGAAGGTCTCGTCGCTAACAATTCTTTAGCGGGCGGAGGCCGGGCGGGCGCGAGCGCGGAAATATGGATGGGCGGCTACGTGAATGGCGATCAGATTTTCGCCAATAACGTAGCGAATGGATTTTCCCGCGCCGCCTGCGCTGATGGTTCGACGTTCATGACGAACTATGCAATCGGGTACATCGAAGGCGACAATCCGTTTTCGACTCCGAACGTCAGCGCCTGCCAAGGCGGCTTGAAGATGGTCAGCGCCAATCCGACTGATGGCGTGTTCATCGACAATTCGGACCCAAGCAGCTCCAATGGCGTCTTTAACGCCTACAACCCGCCGGGCAATATGCTGATTACCTCATCCAATTTCGACCTGACGCCAAATCCGCGCCTGGCCAACAATCCGCTTGTCGGCGGCGGTTCAACCAGTGCTCAAGTCTCGACGCAGGCGCAATGGCCTAGCCTCACTGTGCCTCCGGTCAATCAATCAGGGACTCCATGGCCAGGCGGAACGCCGAACATTGGAGCTTATTGATGTGGCGAGCCCTCGCCCTTCTCGGATGCCTGATCGCCGTTCCTGCCGGGGGACAGGAGATGGCCGCGAACATGACCGGCTATATGCCGCCAATCAGCGCGCTGCCGTTCCTGCCTCCGCGCACAGTGCTCGGTGGCCTCATATTTCAGCCTCTTGATGGAGAGCCTGGCAATAATCCGTCCACACGTTGGATCGGGATGGGTCTCCCCGGCGATCCGGCCGATCCGACGATTCCGCTGCAATTGTATCAGTCGCTCCATCCGGCGATGATGAAGGGATTTTACGAACTTTTCGGCGGTCGTTGGGATTGGACGGGCTGGGGCCTCGCTCACGACGATATTAATTTTTATCCTATCGATATTCATCAAGGTTGCGGCTGCGACACTGTTCAAAATTACAACAAAATGCGAGCGCTCGGCTCGTTGGTTTCGGCTCGTCAGGCTACGCCTACGGCCGCCAATGTGGCCGCAACTGGGACGCCGCTTAAAATGCTGGCCGGGGTCGGTCCGACATGGACTTCAGGCCAGGCGATTGAGGATGCCTCACGGGATAGGGTTCCTGGCAGTCCGACGCCGACGCCGTTGGTGCAAACGGATGTCACGCCGCCGCCGACGCCGACTGTCGATAAGGCCGGATACAATCCGGGAGGCAGCGATCAGCCTTATGACGGTTTTCGCATCGATGGCTTAGATTTTGCCGCGACCATCGCTAATGTCGATTGGCTGTCTCTTGGCGGGCAATGGAATCCATTTGCTTATAGCGGGCACAATTGTCCGACTTGGACACCGGGAGGCAGGCCTATTGAATGGGCGCCCAATTCGCAGGTGCTCATTGACGGGTCGAGCGGCAGCCCAGCTGTGACGATGGATAAAATTCTCAGTCTGTCGCAGCTTTATCCGCCTAAGCCGTATGAGTTTAATATCAAGACGCCGCCGACGCCGATCGCTGGACCTAACAATGATGGCTCCAATTGCCCGGCTTCAGGCGCGACGCCGACATGGTCACAGGCTACGCGCCATATTAGCCGTTTCGGCGTGTTCTTCCCTTGGTTCGCAGGCGCGACAGTCAGCGCCAATCAAACCAAGGCTGGCCAGATTTTAGGATTGCCAGGCGCGGCGACATCGGCGCAGATGCGACGTGGTTCGTTCTATGGCGACATGATCGATTGCGAGCGCTCTTGGTCGAACGGCTCGAATAGCGGCTCTTGTCATGCGTGGAGCCCGGCCTTTGGAACGGACACCTTGAACGCCTCCACAGCCCTTATTGGCATGGTTGAGAGCGGGACGGGAGACATCACCGGCAACTCTAACCTCATTACGCCGGCCGAGATGAATTGGGCCGCCTGGTCGTCCATCATTCATGGCGCGCGTGTGCTCGAATGGGACAGCGGCATTCCGTCGGCTACTGTCGCCGGCGGGCAGACCATTTCTCCCTATGATCAAGCGGCTGACACCGGCGCGATGATTTGGAAGATGGCGGTCATCCTAAACATGCCGTTCACGGCGGCGCTCAAAAATCACCAGAGTTACGTTCAATCGACCTCTCCCGCTCTCGGCTACGATTGGCCAAACTACAGCAGCAATTGGCTCAACGATGGCATTGAGGTTTCGACCCGATGTTTTAGTTGTCAGCAGGCGACCGGAAGCGCGGTTTATTTCCCATTTGGTTTCTACATTTTTGCCGCGACGCGCTACAGCGAGACCTCGCCGACAGTTTCATTTCCGCTGAATGTCACTTTCACCATCGCGGACAAGAACGCGAAATCCATCACTTCTTATCTTGGGGTTTCCGGTTCGACGACGCCGTGGTCCGCCGGCGCGGTTGGAGCGAACGTCAGCGTCACCATGAACCACGCCAACCCCGGCTGGGCTACGGCGGGGGCGACAGTGACGCTCCGGACTTATGATTCGAGCACAGATAAGAACGCCACTGAAAAAGTGCTTGGGACGATGCAGTCGTGGGGCGGCAACACGCTGGTCATCACGCCGCTGTCGGGCCAAGCCGTCCCGGCAGGGGCCTTTGACCCAACCTTCACCGGCTGCCCGCCGACCGGAGGAGGAGGGCTTCGCCCCTGCGTCATGGACATCGTCTTTGCCAAGACCCTCACAACCAGCAATGGAGTGTTTTCGGACACATTCGCGGCCCCTTCGACCGTTCACATCTATCATCCGAATGACTGAGAGCCATGGCGCTTCAATTTCCACCCAATCCAGCATCTGGTCAGACCTACTTCAACTGGAAGTGGGACGGTGTGAAGTGGACCAGGATGTCCGAGGCTGGCGCGGCGGCCGGCGTGTCGAGCTTCAACACCCGCACCGGCGCGGTGACGCTCGCCAGCACAGATGTCGCGTCTGCGGGCGGCGCGCTGCTCGCCGATCCTGATTTCACCGGAAGCCCGACCTGCCCGACCCCAGCTCCGGGCGACAACTCGACGAACATCGCGACCACGGCCTTCGTCGGCGCGGCGATCGCCGCCACTCCGCCGGCAGGCGTTTCGAGCTTCAACACCCGCGCCGGCGCGGTGACGCTGACGACAGCGGACGTCACGGCGGCGGGCGGCGCCCTGCTTGCCTCGCCAGCTCTTACTGGCAATCCAACAGCTCCGACCGCGGCGGCCGGCGACAACGACACCTCGATCGCCACGACGGCCTTTGTCGCGACGTCTTTTGCCCCGCTTAATTCGCCGACGTTTACGGGAGCCCCGGCCGCGCCGACCGTGGCGGCGGCCGACATTTCGACCAAGATCGCCACCACGGCTTGGGTTCAACAGCAGTTTGGCACAGTCTCAGGCCGCCAGAACCGCAATCGAATCATCAATGGCGGCTTTCTTATCGATCAGCGGAATAATGGCGCGAGCATCACCCCGGCCAATAATCAATACGTAGCTGACAGGTGGGCGTTTACTGCAACGCTGACTAATAAATTTTCGTCGCAGATAAGTGCGTTCAATGCTGCCTTGCCGCCAGGATTAGGCGGGAGTCTGCTGATGACGTCATCAGCCGCCACGACTCCTAGCAGCACTGATTACATGGCGATCATTCAGAGAATTGAATTCGTCCATGCCCCCGATTTTCAATGGGGGCGCGCGAATGCGTCTCCGGCCGCACTGTCATTCTGGGCTTTCTCGGCTACGGCTGGAACTTATTCCGGATCAATTGGCAATGCCGACGGCACAAGATCATATCCATTCAGCTTCGTTCTTCCATCAAATGTGTGGACTTATTTCTCTTTCAATATTCCTGGGGAGACGACCGGGGTTTGGTACACGGCCGGAAACGCCGTCACCATGATCGTTCATTTCGACTTAGGCGCTGGCGCGACGCTTCGCGGCCCCGCCAACGCATGGGCGAGCGCGAATTATACCGGCGTGACCGGGTCAGCGAATGCCTGCTCCGCCATTGGACGGAACTTTGCAGTCTCTAATGTACAGTTTGAAATGGGAACCCAATCGACGCCGTTTGATCTGCGGCCGTTTGGAGCAGAATTCGCTCTGTGCCAAAGGTATTACAACGTGTTCCCGTATGCAGTTGGCGGATATGCCGCCGCTGGAGCGATTTCTCCCTGCTCAGGAAGCTTTTCCTTTCCGCAGATGCGCGCCTCGCCGACTTATGCGCCCATTGGATCAATTACTTACAGCAACGCTTCGGCGTTTACGGCGACCGTGCAAGGCCCAGAAACCTTTTATCCCGGAGTCACGGTTACAGCGACGGGCAGTTGGTTGGCGTCATTGACTGCTTCACTGAATGCGGAGCTGTGATTCGAAATGGCCGACACAGTCACGAAAAATTATAACTGGGTTAAGCCTGAGGTTCACGCCAGCTCGACGACTTGGGGAGATAAGCTTAATTCAGATCTGGACCTGATTGACGCGCAGGTGAAAACCAACGCCGATGCGGTCGCATCGTCAGGCACTTTGATCGGCCAAATCGTGATGTGGGCCGGTGCGAGCCCGCCGAACGGTTGGTGGTGGTGCTCGGGTGATGCTGTCAAACGATCGGATTACCCGATTCTATTTAGCGTTATCGGCACGAGCTTCGGCTCTGGTGACGGAACGACTACTTTTAATCTACCCAACATGTTCGGCCGCGTTCCACTTTGTTATGGCGGCGGTTCGCCAATGGGGGAACTCGGCGGAGAGGCGACCCATGTTCTTTCTAGTGCTGAAATGCCGGCGCACGCCCATATTGTCAATGATCCGGGCCACGTCCATGGCGTCGGCGACCCGGGTCATACCCACGGCGTCAGTCAGTCTCCGCATACCCACGGCGTCAATGACGCTGGCCATGCGCACGGCGGCGTCGTAACGGGGCTGCAAGGCGGAGCAAACTTGGCTCCTGGAGCTGGTTTCGCCCCGGCTATAGGAAACACCGGGGCGGCCGGAACCGGCATTAGCATCGCTGGGGCGAATGCGAATGTCAGCATCAACGGCGCGGGGACTGGCGTCTTCATCGGCGGCGCGGCGACGGGCGTTTCTATGCAGAACGCCGGCGGCGGCGCAGCACATAACAATCTACCGCCATATCTTGTCATCGGTTTCATCATTAGATTGCTATGAGCACGAATTTCACTCCGATCCAAATTCCTCCGGGCGTGGTCGCCACCCCGACGAAGAACATGCGTTCTTCGAATTGGGCGGAAGTTAATTTGATGCGTTGGATTGAGGGCGAGCTGCAACCGATCGGAGGCCAGTCGCAATATGTTTATACCTTCGCCTCGCGCTGCAAGCGCATTCATGGCTGGTATGATCTCAATAGCGTCTATCACGTCGCTTATGTTTGCGAGCAGCATGTGTACGTCGACACCTTGGGCGAGCTGGTTGACATCACGCCGATCGGCGGCTTGCCGCCGCCAGCCCTGCCGACGCAGGGCGGCTACGGCGACTTGAACTACGGCGACGACACTTACGGCGACCCGCGCGCGTCGAGCGTCTTTCTCAGCATCGATCGCATTCCCAATTGCTGGTCAGTCGATAATTTCGGCCAGATCCTATTGGTCATGACTTCGGTCGACGGCCGGCTGCTCGAATGGGATCCGACTGCGCCCGCCGGAACGCTATTGACGCAAACGCCGACCTCGCCGTTGGGCCGTTCTTTTGTGGTGACGCAAGAGCGCTTCGTCATGATCTTCGGCATGTATGCTGACGGCACGCTCGACGGCGGCTCGGCGCGGCGGTTCGGCTGGTGCAATCAGGAGGCGCGTTCGCAATGGGATTTCTCTAACGTCAATTCGCAAGCTGGTTTTCTCGACATCGAGCCCGCCTCGCCAATCATCTGCGCCGACAACGGGCGGTTTGGAACGCTCTTTTTCACCGCCAAGAAAGCCTATGTCAGCCGCTACCTCGGTCTGCCCTACATCTACAATTATCTTGAGCTGGCCGATGAGTGCACGCCTTACTCGCCGGCCTCGATCACTTCGACGTCATCCAATGTGCTATGGATGAGCCAACAAGGCTTATTTTCGTTCGACGGCTCGAATTTGTTACCGATTGCCTGTTCGGTGCGGCCGTTTATCGGCAACGATATCGACGTCGCCAATGCGCGTGAGCAAACTTGCGCCGGGCATGTCGCCAATTTCAACGAATTCTGGTGGTTTTATCCGCAGAATGGGCAGCTCTATAACACTCGGGTGGTGATCTATAACTACAAGGAAGGATGGTGGAGCGAGGGGCAGATGGCGCGTTCCGCCACCGTCACCTCCAGCTACACCGTGCAGCCGATCATGGCCGATGGGACAGTCGCCTTCCAGCATGAGCTGGGCGCGGTCTATTCGCACGCCGATCCGCCTTGGGCGGAGACTTACGATCTCAATCTCACCAGCGGCGTGCGGCTGGTGACCTTGAAGCAGGTCATTCCGGATCTGCGCGACGCGGCGCAGGCAGCCGGGGTTCAGTTTCAATTCAGCTCGCAGCGCACGCGCTCGCGGGGCGATCCCGAGCAATGGACGACGCCGGTTCCCATTCGGCCGGACGGCTATGTCGACGCGCGGGTGACCGGCCGCGACATCCGGATGAAAATCTCCTGCATTGGGCCGCAGATCAACAAATTCACCCTTGGCCAGCATCTGGTCGACTTCGCGGTCAGGGGCGATCGATGAGCACGGTTCCCCCTCCCGACCCGCCTCCTGGCGTCGATCCTAAGCTGGCCGAGTATCTGCGCCGGCTGTCGCTGTGGGCCTATCGCGAATTGGACGGGAAGGTGTCGACGACCGACGCAGCGCCGCAAATGCTGTTCTCGGCCAGCGATGAAAGGCCGCCGAAACATGTGTTCGCGCTGACGATCGATAGTGCGGGGACGATGGCGGTGACGCCGGTCCCGCTGGGCGGAGGCAAGCCTTGACCCAGCATCCCTATCACAAAAAACTGGCGCGGGTTCTGGACCGCATGGGCGGCTACTACACCGTCCAGGACATTCTGTCCGCGGTTGCGATTGGCAAGATGCAGAGCTTCGTGGAGGGCGACAGCTGGGCGATCACCGAGATCACCGTCTATCCGCGCGCCAAGGTGCTGAATATCCTGGTGGCGCTCGGCGACCTCGAGGAGACCCGCGTCCTGCACGATCGGCTCTTGGCCTTCGCGGAGGAGGTCGGCGCTTCGGTGGTCCAGGCTTACGGCCGCAAGGGCTGGCTCCCCGACGCCAAGCGCCGCGGCTGGAGAGTCAAGGCCAAAAGCTACGTTTACCAAAAGGACATGTGACGATGAGTGGCGGCACCACTACCGAGAACCAATCGAGCCAGTCGGTCACTCAGATCCCGCAATGGATGCAGCAGGCCGGGCAGCAGAATTACGGCTACGCTCAGGACGTCGCCGGGCTGCCGTTGCAGCAGTACCAGGGCCAGATGGTCGCCGACGTCGCGCCGCAGACTCAGCAGGCGTGGAACCTCGCGGCGTCGAGCGGCAATGTCGGCCAGGATCAGTACGGGGCTTCGACCGCGGGCTATCTTGGCGCGCTCGGCCAGACGCCGGCGAGCGTCAATGCCGGGCAGCTGAGCAGCACTAATCTGCAACCGTATATGAATCCCTACACTCAGAGCGTGATCAACGCCACGCTGCCGATCATGCAGCAGCAGCTCGGGCAGCAGCAGATCGGCAATCAGTCGCAGGCGGCAGGCGCCGGGGCTTACGGCGGCTCGCGCCAGGCGATCCAGCAGGGCGTGACCCAGGCGCAGGGCGCGCAGAACATGGCCCAGATGGCGGAGCAGCTGAACCAGGCCAATTTCGGCCAGGCGCAGAGCGCGGCGGCGCAGGACATCTCCAACCGGCTGACCGCCTCGACCGCCAATCAGACCGCGCAGCAGAACAAGATCAATTCCGACATCCTGGCGTCGCAAGGGCTGATGAACACCGGCAACGCGCTCAACCAGGCGAACTTGCAGAACTACAACATGCTGACCTCGTCCGGAGCGGGACAGAGCATGCAGGCGCAAAACCAGATCAATGCGCAGATGGCGAAATTCCAGCAGGCGGTGAACTATCCCCAGCAGCAATTGGGGACACTGTTGTCGGCGCTCGGCATGACGCCGCATGACACCTCGACCACCGGCTCGCAGCAGACTCAGACCACCACCCCGACCGACTGGGCCAATGTGCTGACGCAGGGCTTGGGCGCGGCGGCGGACGTCTGGAAGATGTCGGATGTGAAGGCGAAGAAAGACATCACCTCGCTCGGTTCGGATCCGGCGACCGGCGTCCCGATCAAGAGCTTCCATTTCAAGGGGCAGGCGGCGGCGGCGCCGAAGCTCGTTGGGCCATTGGCTCAGGATGTCGAGAAGGCCATGCCGGGCTCAACCTCGGTAAGGGGCGGGCTCAGAGGCATGCCGCGCTCCACCATGATCAAGGCGACGCCTTCGGTAGCTGGGCATCTAGCCTTCGCTGGCGGCCCCCCGCTGGGCGCGCTCGGCAGACGGGGCCAAGCGCGCACGGTCAGGGGGCCTAAAGTGATAGGGGCGCTCGGTGGCTAGGTTTTATAGCGAGAAGCAACGCGATAATGCGGCCCAAGCTCGGGAGCCCAATTGCAGGGACAGATCTCACGATTCGATTCATCAACAGGATCTATCCAAACGCGAAATCCATTTAAGTTTAATCGTCGTGTTGGTTTTATATTGTTGTGGACGATAATATGATGTGGAAATTGCGCTTTTGGCATTTCATACAGGTAATTGAGTGGCCTGATAGTGGTATGATTGGGGTCAGCCATGTCTGAGGCTCCTTTCCTCGCATGTGGTCAGGGACGAAGGGACGTTTGCGGCGTCTCTTTGTCCCGGCGCTTTCTTAACACAATTTTGATGGGAATGAAAGGAGCGCTCGGTGGCTAGCGTCGACGATCTGATCAACGCCATCTATGGCCAGGAGAGCGGGCGCGGAGCCAACACCGCCACTAGCGTGACCGGGGCGCGCGGGGGCATGCAGATCGAGCCAGCGACCTTCGCCCAATACGCCAAGCCGGGCGAACGGATCGACAATCCGGATGACAACATGGCGGTCGGCCGGCGGGTCGTTCAGGATCTCTACACCAAGGCGGGCGGCGATCCGGCGCGGGTCGCAGTCGGCTATTTCTCGGGACCGGGCAACATCGCGCCGCCCGGTTCGCCGACCCCCTACATTCACGACTATCACGACCCGAACGGCAAGTTTGTCTCGTCCTACGCCTTGGATGTCGCCAATCGAGTGAGCGGTTCGAAGACGCCGGCGCGCCCCGCGACAGGCATGACGTTTCCCGCCGCAACGCCCACGCCTTCTGCTGCAACGCCTCCCGCCCCGACGCCCGGGCCGCCGACCAGCGTCGGCGACGCGCTGGCCAGGCTGACCTCAGAGGACAAGAAAGGGGAGAGCCCGCTCGAGAAGCTCGGCCAAGCCTTCGGCCCGCAACAACAGCAGGGCATGCGGGAGCCCGCGCCGATGCTGCAAGCGCCGCAGGATCAGAGCATGGCCCTCGCCGCCCCCGCGCAGCAGCTGTTCGCGGCTAGCCTGGCCAAGCCGCTCAGCTGGACGTCTCAGCCCTACGGGGCCGGCCTCGCCGGCCAGCAGGCGGCGCCTGGCCTCACCTTGAATTCGCTCGGCCAGCTTAACCCATACCAGTATGGGGCTTAAAAATGTCGGCTCAGGACGTCTACCAACAAGAGCTTATGGGCGGGATGTATGGGCCAAACCCGTACAGCCAATATCAGGGACGGATTCCCCTGCCGGGCTACGCCGGAACGCCGACCGACGCGCTGGGCCGTCCCATTCAGCCGCCGCCCGGCACGACGCTGAACAGCCAGCCCGCCGCGCCGCCGCCCGCGCCGTCTTCGGGGCTGAACGTCTTCCCCAACAATCCGGCGGCCAATGCGGCGCTGCAAAGACAGTTCGCCGCGCTGGCGGCGCAGGGGATGGGCACTCAGCAGGCGAATGCTTATCGGGGTCTGACTGGCGGCGGCCTTTCGACCGGCAACCCGACGGTTGACGCCGCTCAGACGGCGATGGCTCAGCAGGCCGCTCAGGGAGGAGGATGGGCCGCCGCAGGAGGAGCCGCGCCGGCGGCGCAAGCCGCCTCCGCGGCGCCCGGCTCGTGGCAGCAGGCGGTCTCGCTCCTCTCCAATCCGGGCAAGGTGACCACGCCGGGCGCGACCGTGCCGCAATCGCAGATCGGCAATCAGCCGAGCGTGCTGCAACAGTTCCTGGCCAGCCAGCACGGCGGAACGGGCGCGGGCAATTATAGCAATACTGGCTTCTTCGACACTCTGAACGCACTGGGCAGGAGATAGGGCGATGCCGGTCGGGATCGGCGGCCTCTTAGCGGAAGGGCTGGGCGGCGATCTGAACGCACAAATGGCGCGGGCGCTGGCCGGGCCGCAGCCTAATCCACAGCCGGGAGCTGGTGGCCCGCCAAGCCCTCAGGGAGGCCCGGGAGGGCCATCGCCGGGAGCGGGGGCTCCTCAGCCTGCCCAACAGCTTCCTCCCGCCCAGGCGTACGCCCCTGACCCGGCCAACGCCTCCACCATTCAGCTGCTCCTGAGGGTGCACCAGCAGGACGCCTTGTCGTCCGACCTCAACAATCGGATCGCCGGCGTCAGCGCGTCGTTTGGCACCGCTCAGCAGCAGCACGACAAGATGGCGGCGCTGCAAGCGCTCGGCGGCATCCAGGATGATCGCTTGGCGGCGCTGGGGCAGATTCAGAAGGTGCAAGCGGGACAACAGCAGCTTGCCGAGCATCAGCGCTTCCTGGCCGGCGCCGACATCATGGGGCAGCAGCTCCTCGGCCTCAAGCCGGGTCAGGGCGGATGGCTGGCGGACTCGGGACAGCTGCCTGAAATCATGCAGACGCATTTCAGAGCGATGGAGCCGACCGAAGCGGTCAGGACTTACACTCAGACGCGCCAAGTCATGAAAAACCAAGGCATGAGCGACAGTCAGATCGATGCGCTTATGCCGCCCCAGTCCGTCATGCTCGGGCCGAACGCCTCGCTCGAAGATCACCAATATTTGCAATATGCGTGGGGGCAGCAGGCCCAAGGCAAGACGCCAGTCGATATCGACACTTGGAAAGCGCAGCACCAAGCCGCCGGAACGGCGATGGTGACGCAGGCGAAAGACGTTCAGGATTTTAAGGACAGCGCGACGCAGGACTACACCAATCTCAATACGACTTACACCAAGAGCAGAGCCTTGGTCGATCAGCTGCTTAAGAATCCCGACGCGACTATGGCGGCGCTCAAATATCCGGAATTCATGACGACCGGCAAGATCGGGGCGATGTCGCCGGTGGAGCAGGATGTCAAAAATCAGGCTCTCGCACTCAATCAATTGAGGGCTAGCCTTACCGGCGCGAGCCTGCAAAATGTGAAGAATGTTCGTAACCAAAGAGAATTCGCCACTCTCGGGCAAGCAGCAACCGCCGGGCTCGACGCTGCCAATTCCCCCCAAGGGCTCCAGTCAGCGCTTCAAGACATCAAAAACAAATTCCTCGATGCTCAGGCGACCTCAGAGATGGCGGTTGGCCATAAGCTCACCGGCGATCTGGTCGGACGCGGCAATCGGGATCTCTTGAATCCCAGCAATCCTTATTACAATGGAGCGACGGAAGAGTCTTTGCGCACGCCGACAGAAAGCGAGATGGCTCAGACCAAGGCTTATCTTGCTGAGCATCCAGAGCAGCGTGGACCACTTCTGGAGCATATGCGCAGCCAGGGTGTTAGCACTGAGGGGCTGTAATGACCGACGCTCCTTTTGGTTTTAAGCCGGCTCAAACTCCGACGACGACAACTGATGCGCCAGCTCCTTTTGGTTTTAAGCCGGCCGCGTCAGCGCCCGCAGCGCCGACTGCGTCTTCGTGGGACGACTCCATCATGAACGCCCTCACCAAGCCGGCGACTCCGCCGGCCAGCAGATGGGCGTCGGCTGATGAAGGCGTTCTTCCAGCGATGCGGGATTATGGGCTCTCCGCCTATGACGCCGCCACTCTCGGCTATGGCGTTCCATCGGCTCTTAAAGGCGCGGTCGCGCAGGCGCATCAAAATCTCGGACCGATGGACCCTGCTGCTCAAATGATCGGCTATATGGCTCTTCCCGGTAGAATCCTCGGACCACTGGCGGGCAAAGTAGCCGGCGCAGCCGGTTTGACTGGCCTCGGCGGATCGATCGCCGCTGGCGGTTTAGAAGGGGCGGGGGCTGGCGGTTTAGGCGCGAAAGGCCATGGCGGCGATACTGGCGACATCGTCAAGAGCGCGCTGGTCGGCGGCGTTGGCGGCGCACTAGCGGGCGCGACAGGCGGCATGGGATCAGAACTGAAAGTTCCGGAAGTCGGTTCGCCGCAAAGCTCAGCTGGCCCAGCTACTGGCATGTATGCCAAAAAAGCTCAGGAGTATGCGCCGCTCGATAGCATCTATTTCGATAACCCAACCACTTCAGCAGCGCTCGATCAAGCAGGGCGCACTATTAAGGCGGTTCGCGATCCAGCCGGGCTTGGGGCTGATCTTAACGTTCCTGATGACGTCAGCAAGCAAGTCGGAAATATTTACAGCAATCCAATTTCTACCGGCTCCAATCTACAAAAAGCGAGCAGGAATTTACGCGATAGCGGCGATTGGACGGGACACCGCTATGCTGATGCGCTCGATAACGTGCTCAATAATGCTCAGCCGCTGCAGGGCGGACAGGCTGGCGAGGCGGGCGCGGCGAAGTTGGCTGGCGATCTCTGGCATCAACGCATTCAGGATCTTGAACGGCTCGGCGAAGATCCAAGCGCTTTGACCAGCGTCAAGATCAAACAGACTCAGCAATTTCACAAACCGGATAGCATACAGGGTCAGACGCTGAGTGATTTAGCCGCGGCTATTCAGCCACGTTTTAATTTTTACGCCGCCAGACATATGGCGGCGCCGCTTGTTGGCGCGGCTTTAGGCGGAGCTGAAGGATACCTCAATCCAGCCGAAGGTCAAAACCCATGGGTAACGGCAGGTAAGGAAGCGCTTGAAGGCGCTGCGATCTTTGGCGGGGGCAAGGCTTTGGCCGCGGCCAGACCGAAATCAGCTCTCAACGCCGCGCGCTATGCGATTGCGACCGGTCAACCTATGACGACGGCGACCGGTCGCGTAGGCGACTATCTCGCTAATCTTCTTTATGGGCGATTGGCAGGCAATCAGCCAAATTCGCGATAGAGAATACAGATCGTCATGAATATCAAATAGATTGTCGTCGTAAGGGTTAGAAGCGGTTCGCCTGCGTGCTCAGAATAAGTGACGTCTTTAATTTTACGATCTAGCGCTATTACACTTCCGATTATAGCTCTTAGACCAATGCCGGCGATCAAGATAATGATCAGCCATGAGGCGATCTGTTCAATTGCCATTTTAAGCACCCTTTTTGTTTTTTTTCTTGTGATCGAGGAGCGAGAGGCATCGCGATTGGGGCTTTTCAGAGGGGAACCGACAGGAACCCTCCGATCAAATCGCGTGGCGCCCTCGCTCCTCTAGTCAAGCTCGACGGGCCTACGGCGAGCTTGACGTTCGTTTACGCACTCGGTGGCGCCTGCGCCGGCGGCGCAACCACCACCGGACCGACGCCCGGATAGTTGACGATGATGTACGGCGGTATAGCGATCGGCTGCACCGGCCAGCCAGGGCTGCCAGCGGGAGGCGGCACTATCGTCGTCGGATCGCCGGGGTTCGGCGGCGCCGGCGGCTGTAGCCCAGGAGGCACGTTAGGCGGGATGATCGGCCCGCCGCCAACGACCGGCGGATAACCAGGCTTGTCAGGGAAGCCGGCGCCCGGTCCGCCCCAAATCGGAAAGGCCGGATGCGGAGGCCCGCCCGGACCCCAATCAACCGGCGGCTGCCCGCCATTACTTGGGGGGATAATCGGCCCGCCGCCGACGCCAAGGCCAGTCAGCGCAGCCATGCCCTGAATGAAAACCTCCCGAGACGATTTACTCTGCAAATCATAGAGCGTCGCACGAATTTCTACTGGTACCGCTGCCATTTTTTAGCCCTCCTATAGGAATTTACAACTCAATGAGCGAACGCACTTGAACGCTTACGACGACGAACGCCTAGGAACGCCAGCAATCCGAAGCCCAGCGCCCCCATAGCCCAAGTTGAGGGCTCAGGGATCGCCTGGACGCCGGAAAACGAACCCAATAGCACATTGGCGTTGCAGCCCCGGCCGCATTGACCGATCGGCGCCCCGCTGTAGAAGAAATCATAAAACTTGAACCCATCCGGCAGGGTGTGAGTGTTTTCATCGCTGAAATTGACAAACAGCGGCGTCAATCCCGATCCGTCATTGCCGGTCGCGCCGAACACCGACCATTGCTCCCCCTGAGTGGACGATTCCATGGCGAAACTGAACTTGTCGACGCGGGACGCGAGCGGACCGCTGACATTGAGCTGAATGAAATTCCTGCCTGAGATCTCGTCATCGCCCGTCGGATCGTCGGCCAGGCCGAGCCCGGTTTCGCCGGGGCCGCGATCGTTGGCGAACAAGGCCGTTCCCGGACCGCCGATCGAGGCGAAGCCGCTCACTGCGAGGGCGATCCCCTTGGCGAGAAAATTATGGCTGTCGCCGAGATTGCCTTGCGGACCCGGGAGATCCCAATTGACCAGCCCCGCTGCCGCGGGAGTGGTGAAAAGAACCGTGCTGAGAAGGATGTTACGAAGCATAATGAGCCTCCATAGGCTTGACGGGCTTAAGGTTTGTGAACACCGACCGGTACAAAGCATCTTTATGTTGCAATGCTTTGACAATCCGACGATCCAACGCCGAGCCCGACAAGTCAATATACAATACGCTCTCGCCGGTCTGGCCGCGCCGATGAATGCGGTCCTCCAGCTGCGAGCGAGTATCCATCGAATAGGAATTCTCGAAGAAAATCATGGTTCGGCACAAATCCTCCAAGCCTGGACCGCCCAGCAGCGTATGGCCAAATTTGGCGGCTTCGGCCTGCAAAAGGATGACCCGGCAATGCGGGTCCTTATTGAAGCGCTCTTTCTGTTCGCTCACGTCCTCTGGGTTCATTCGCCCCATGATCCAAGCCGGGTCATAAGCGTTTAGGGCGCGCGTTAAGATATCGATCACGGCTCGATGCCGATAGACGATGCAGGCTTTGCCGGCCACTTCTTCCTCTAACAATTGCAGGAGGAGATTGAGACGCGGATTATTTTCCGGCCGCACCAATGTGTGGATATAATGGTCATCGTCATAAATAAATCCACACTGGATTTGTGCCAGCTTGGCGTATTTGGCGATCGCCACGTCGACGGTGACATATTCGCCGCGCTCAATTTCCAACAAAAATTGATGCTCCATCTGCTGGTATTGTTTGAGCTGCTCGGTCGACATATAATAATCGCGAATGGTGTAATCCTTACGCGGCAGTTCGGGCAGCCAATCGGCTTTCTTCGCTTGAAACACCGCCGGCCTCATCGCGTCGGCGAGAATGCCGACGTTCTTCGCTGCGACCACTTGTTTGTCTTTCCAGCCGCCCATGACGCAGAACGCTCCGCGGAAAGAAAAATAATTGCGATCGGCATAGAGCCCGATGGCGCGCAGCTGCCCCCACAGGTCATGCGGGCCTTGCGTTTGCGGGCGCCCGGTCAGGAGGCGCACAAAGCAGCATAGCAAGGCTAGCCTATGCGCTGCGCGCGTTTGCGCTGCGCTGTGACCTTTAATGTTGATCGACTCGTCAATCGCCAAATAAGTCTTGCCAGCAGCCGCCCATTTCGCCACCGTCGCAAACACCGCGGGCAAGCGGAGCGCTTCGTAGTTAATAATGAGAACGGGCGGCTTGGCTGGCTCGTTGTTAAAAAAGATATCCGCCGCGGCCTTTTGCGACGATCGATAAACATGCCAGCAGAAATCGAACCCATGTTTTTCAATTTCGTCGACCCAGCCCTGTTTGAAGCTGTTGGGGGTGACGACGATCATTCGGTTGGCGTCTTCTAGTTTATGACACCAGGAGAACTCGGCGAGCGCGCATAGCGTCTTGCCCATGCCCTGTTCAATAAACCAGCCGACGCCCCGCTTATCGCGAGCGAAGTCCAGGGCGGCGATTTGGACGGGATCGAGTGTGGACATGTTAGGAATTTAATCCCATCGGTTCAGGTTGTCAAGATTTTTATTCATCGCGGATTGGAGCCTCATAGCCCCAAGCATCCCAGCCATTGCGACAACGGCGAGCGTTTAGCTCGATCTTGGGAAGATTTGGAAAATAGCTGTCGATCAGCTCAAGAAAAACATCGGGCTTCTCTGAATGCTCGCTGACAGAAGCGTCTATCACCGAGGCGAATTGTGCTCCCATAGCCGGGGCCGGGATCGACCCCTTAGTCCCGATCAGCAAAAGTTCATGCTTGTTGCGGAACCAATAGCCAGTCCCGATGCGATTCTTTATCCAGACGCAATGGGACTTGTAGGCGAACCCCCAAGCCTCCATGACACGCAGGGCGTCAGGGAGCATAGGGACTGTCGCCCAGAGGAATAGCGCGCAATCGTCCGCCGCTATGCTCCAGACCGGACGAACGCAGATCTCGTCCGTGACCGATGTGGGATAGTGATTATCAGCCGCGCGGTCCATACCGGTCTCCCGGCTATAGACTTCGAAGCGCCATTCGGGGTCAGCCAGGATGACGCCATAACGCTTAGTCGGCAGCGCGGTCTGCTGGGCAGCCAGCTCCCGTTCGCGGGCCTCGCGCTCTTCCTTCTTCTCAGCGGTACGCTCAGCAGCGCTCGCTTCGACTGAACGGACGACTGCGCTCTTCAGTGTCTCAAGGCGTGTCTCAAACGTATCATCGGGCATCTGCGCGAGCTTTTGCCAGCGTGACGATTGCGTCTTGGTCACGCCGATGTCGGAAAGAGTAGCGGGCCGAAACTCTTTTCTTACGTCGCCGCCCGACGCGCGCTCCCCGCTCTCACGCATCTCGATCAGAAGCTCGCCAGCGCGGCGCTCGGCGCGCAGACGGATCTCAGTCGCCATTGCGATCAATTCACCGTCCTTGGCCTGGCGCGCATACGCCTGCATGGCGACAGCCTTGTCTCGGATGCTCTTAGCTTCGTCGACGCGATGGGCTTCCGCTAGCGCCTGGCGCGCCGCGTTGTATCTGACCAGCTCCACTTGTCCTCACTCCCGAGCGGCGCGCCCAGAGATGTACGGGCCAGGCGGCGGGAGATCTTCCTCGGCAGCGGCGTTAATCTCGGCAAATTTGGCCCCCGTCGATATCTCCGCAACTCTGCCGGAGTTGATTTCTCCCCCGAACCAAGCGGCTATCCATTGCTGCTTGTCTCCACGCCTGAGCATGCCTTTGATAATCGCAGCGTCTTCATTCGTCATCATCAGACGGTTCCTTGGGGATCATACGCTTGAACCAAGCCAAGCGGGTGCTGACGTCGACTGTAACCAATTCCCAACCTTGCCCGCCCCGCTCATTGCACATTGCGCCGACTTCGATAGCGTCCATGTCGCCCGGAAACCGTTCGATTAAATATTCCCATTTCGGCGGACTGACCCAGGCGATTGGCATCACACATACTCCTTTGGCGGGACAGGGATTGGTTGATGGTGCGGACGCCACAAGTGCAGAACATAAGGATGAACGTTGATATGATCTTTAACTTTCACATGCAGCTGCATGGCGACTTCGTCGTCACGAAAAAAGCGGCGTTTGACAAACTCCATTTCCACCCAGTTGGGACAGCGATTAGATAAGCTTACGGAAACGTGATCCCAACCGTCACCGGCCGCCGCTATACATGTAAGCTTCACTCCGGTGGCGGGATGCGGGATCTGAAACGCGCCAGACTTATCATCGCCGAAAGTCCCGTAGCGCTCGAACACATGCTGGGAGCGATCGCGAAAACTATTGAGCTCAGTTAAATCGCGCATCGCTCTTCGCCACTTTCAAGCCTTCTTCAACCAGCGAAAAGGCGCTCTCCACCTCGATGTTGCTAACCATCACGCAGGCCGGCCCCTCACCCTTGGCGAACAGCACATAAGAAACACCAACCGCCTTCAACGATTCCAGCGCGTCATTCATGGTCAGCTCCTGCCGTTCGTTCAGGTTGGGGAATTTCATGCCGCGCCATCCCCATCCTCTGACTTGACCGGCTCTAAAGTGCGCGTTCGCAGCCGATTGGTGATGCGCGAGATCCCGAGTTCGAGCGAAGAGCTGAGCGCGACGCCGCGCATGCGCATGAACCCGGCGGCGTTGTTCCAATGCTCCGGATCGGCGCCGTCGCCAGTCAAGATCCGAGCGATCAAGGTGCAAACGTTCTCCAGCGCCTCTTTGCCCTCGTTGCTGAGGGCGTCCCAATTCTTGCCGCGGCGCACCAATAGCTTAAGAGCCTGGGCGATCGCCGCGGTCTCTTCAAAGGGACCGTAAGCGTTCTGCCGGTCGCGGAGATGATCATCGAGGTTCATTGAGATATTCCTTTAGGGTTTGGATAAAGTCGACGCCATTTGCACATTTGCGCCGGTCGGCTTGTTTGACCCAGGGCGAAACTGACATGATTCCTTCTCTCCAGCCTAGCAGCAAGACCTTCAAGCCTGCGTGCTGCATGCGCTCGCCTTCGACCCATTGCCGCTCGGTCGGCCCAAATTTGTGTCCATCGATCATCTTGCCTTCCGCGAAGATCGGCGGATGATCTGGAAGTTTCAAAATCAGATCGAGCACGCCGACCGCCCAGCGATCTTCGATCCGGCGCGCCCAGCCGCCGCGGAGGGCTTTCACCTCCGCGACCAGCTCGCGCTTATAGTCGGCTTCGTTTTTCACTCCGCCGCTTCTTTGACGTCGTTGCGGAGCCCGTAGAGGCCGCCGCCCAGGCGCTCGACTTGCGCCGCTTTTTGCAGCTGTGCGAGCCCGGTCGACAGCGAGCCGGGCGATAGGCGGGCGTCCTCAAGCGCCTGCTTGAGTTCCTTGACCCCCTTGTCGCCGCTGCGCAGCGCGTTGATAATGGCGGTGTTGACCTTCGAAACGCGCGGCGCGCGCGGCGCGCGCATCGTATGCATGGAGGCGGCGGCGGGCTGGACTTCATCGATGCCGGCGTCGTGCGTAACCTTAAGGACCACGGTCCCGATAAGCGGACCGATTTCATCAACGAAATGCTGGAATTGGTCCTTATTGTCCAGCTGGATGGTAAGCGTATACCTGTTCATTTCTGTTCCTCTGTTCCTCTTTTAAGCACCTCTTCTAAGTGTGAACCATAGATCTCCAAGGCGGAACGCAAAGCGCGCGACGCCTGCTTTAAACGAAAACCCATTATTATAAGATTCTCAGCCTTCTTAGCCTGATCGCAATGGTGAAGGGCCAGTTCGAGCACTTCGTACATCGTTAGATGGAACGCATAATCTATATCTTGTTCAATGTCCTCCATACATCCTCATGCGCCTCCGCCATGGTCTCGAATGGGTGAGAAAATTCTGGGGGCTTATCATAAATCGCGTCAGTCAACATCCAGCCATAAGTTGGTCTTTTTTTATGCTTAAACAAGACCACGCGCCACGAATGGCCTTTAAGAGAGATGGTGAAAGTGGGATTGCCATTCTCGGTTTGCCGCCACGATCCGAGATCCATGAACCGAAAACGATCATACTCGGCCGACGTCTTCACCCCGGGATGGCGTGGATCGCGCCATGGCTTGGCGGCGCGCGGCTCCTCTTTCTCAGGAGCGCCGAAGCGTTTCAGCGTCGATTGAGCAATGGCCCGAATGGCCGGGTCGCCGCGCGGATCGCTGGCCAGCGCCCGGATCTTGGCAAGCCTGGCGTCATTCATCGTTGTCCTCCCCTCGAATGAAATCGCGCCGAATTGACCAGCCGCGCATGCGCGCTAGCCGGTCGATCACACCGACAAACATAGCCTCGCGATCTTGAGAGGAAAACATCGGATAGGCGATCTCGATGCTTCGGCTGATGATGGTGCGGGTCACTTCTGCGGTCATGCGTTCGTATTCCGTGGGGTCGATCGGTTCGATTGGCATTTTTAAAGCACCCTTTTTGTTGGCCCCGGTATTAGCCGGGGCCGGTTGTTATGTCTGCGGGGTCAGGTTCGATCGGGCATCACCTCCTTTTATTCCGCAACATCGTTCGGCTTCCTCTTTTCGACTTTGCGGCAGGCGTCCTCGCACGCATCTTGCAATATCTTAGCTAACTCCCACACTTCGTCCTCGGTCGCGCCCTTGATCCTGAGGAAATCATTGGCGAGCGCATAGCATTTATCGTCGACTGGACGCTGGATCATTTTTATTCTTAACCTCCATTTCAGAATGGAATCTCTTCTTTATCGTCCTCGCTCGGCGGCTTGCCCCATTTCCTGATTTTCTCAGCCTGTAACGCGTCAGCTTCCGCGGCCACGTCGGTCACAAAGCCGCTATTGGAATATTGGTCATAGAGCGCCCGATGCTCTTTGGCCTCTTGTTGATTTTGGACATTGCCGAGATAATTATAATCGTAGGTAAAATACGGGTCTCCACTTGGTCCGGTCTTTTTCTGGATACCAATGCGATAGCGTTGATAGAAATGATCAACGCCCATGGCCTTGGTCGCGGTGATGAAATTCTGGGTCTTGGCGGTTCCGGTCCGGCTGTTGGTGAAGACGCACAATTGCTTGCGACCATGCGGCATGTCGATCAGCCACAACACGTCATAGGTCAGAATGGCCGCCGGCTTGGAGTCCGGGTTGTCGTCCTGGCTCGATCCAAATTCGTTCATCCGGTTCTCAAACACGGTGTTCTTAATATGCCATTTGTAGATTTTCGGATTGCCTTGGAATTGAACTTCGAACACCTGATTGGGAATATCCCAATGAATGGCGTCGGACGCCGTCGCCAACGGCCCTTTTACTTCGCCGCCACTGACTCGCGGCGCCCACAGCTGATAGGTCTTTTTGAGCATGATCGGGGAACCGGTCACCTCTTTGCCGAGATTGAGGTTGAGGATGGTTAGCCAAAAATTGCCAGGCAAGGCGTTGGGAACGCCGTCCATGACTTCCGGGCTCATGCCAGCGAGAACCTTAAGCCGCGGCGGCTTCAGATCGCTCGCATCGATATTGCCGATGCTCGCGCCGGTCGATGCTTCGCGCATCCAATCGGGGACCGCGGCGTTCTCTTGCTTGACGATCTCGTTTGCCATGATGACGTACCTTTGACCATTCCAGCGATAATGCGGCTTATCGTAGTTCATGTTTTTGTGATCGATATATACGGCTGAGTGTAAACCCTAAAGATATCGTCTGGCAGCGATCTTTTGGCTTTAACTTCTTCTTTGGCGAATGCGCCCAGCGTTTGAGAATTCACGGTTTCGATAATCAGCCCCTCATTGCCGGTCAAACGCAGCCAATCGAGCCCGGTTTGCTTGTCAACCAGAGAGACGAACCAGTGGTCATTAACGGTGGCCCGGCCAACCCCTACGACATTGATGGTTTTGACGCTGGAATTTTCAAACATCGTCGGCAGCAGCTCATGGCTCAGCCGATCAATATGCTCTTTTAATTCTTCAGCTCGCCTTATTAATTCCCGCACAATTTCGCGCGCTTCGGCGAAGTGCGAAATTGTCGCGGGAAGGTCTTTTTTCTCTATCAGCTCATAGCTTTCTTTAACCATCCTTTCGAGCGTCTCGGAAAGATGGCCATCGGCGAGCTGAGCTGCGGCTTTGGTGTCGGTTTTCACGGTGAATAATTTATGGAAAAAAAATAAGACAGTCAAGCCAAAATGTGGTAGAGCTTGAAATTGTGGTCGGGACCGCCACGGACCCGACCGCCGGGGCGAAGCACCGCTCCGGGGGACGCTCGCTTGGTTTCTCCTGGGCGGGCGTTCCCTAACCTCCTCGCTTGCCGCCGCGGCGGTAAGTCGTGTCTTTGGCCGGCGGAGGCATCACAGCCGATCGCGGAGCCCATTGAGCCACGTCATTGGCGACGCCGCCGCTCCTCTTCGGCGGCCGTTTGGCGTAGCTCGACATGCTCTTTGCGCCGCAATTGGCCGAGCCTTGACCCTTAGACATTTTTGCCATTGTCCAACCTCGCTTGAATGATTACGGCGGCGTCTTGCGCCTCTGGGCTCGGGTCATATTGCCACGCTTCACGCCCTTCGCCGTCGGCGTGTTGTGACCCTTCTTCAGCTCGCCCGCTTTCTGCAACGTGCTGGTCGCAATCGCATAGGCGCTGCTGGTCGAACGACCCTTCGCCTTGATCCGCTTCACCGCGGCGTCTAAGATTGCTGGACACATGTCGTATCTTCCGTAAATGAGTGTAGCGCTCGATCATGCGCGGGCTCTTGTGGAGTCCGACCTCTAAGAGCGCGGGGAATGTCCCAAGCAGTAGGGATAGAGATGGGGTCTGATTTCCCTGTGTGCTTGATCCAGATCGTTTTGCCGTCTATGCCGATCATCACGTCAGTTATGCGTTCTTGGGTCCAAGAACCTCTTTGGAATTTCCAAAGCGGTGATCCGTTTTCAGACACCTGAATGAAGCCTTGAGCGGTGGCCTGCTTGGCAAAGCGACGATAAGCCAAAGCATCCTTGGTGAATTGCG